CCAATACCCCCAGTACCCCTAGTCTCCCACACTGTGCTTGGCGAAAGCGCCATCTAGTTCACCTTATCCAAGGAAACTGTCAACTCAGAACTTAGCACCACCGTTAACCGCAGCGCCCTTCACCTGATTCAGAACAGCACTAGAAGTAGCCTCATAGTGAGCAATCACCGCTAGACATTCCGTAATGATCGCTGTCACTATGATTCCAGTCATGATAGGCCGGCCGTCAGTGACAGAGCCATCACCCATCGTGTCCGTGTTATTCAGGATAGTAGCACTCATGGAGTTAGCATTCCAATGCGCCACAATGGATTTCGCGGTGAAATAAAGCTGGCTCATAATATCAGCCATCGGCCGAACCTGCTGGTTACAAAATGTAGTAGCTTGGACGTTCACATTTATAGCCACTGCCGTTCTCCTTATCATCAGAAGTGTATATATTACAGGTCACGAGAGAGAAGTGTGATACTGGATGGTTACGTTGATATCTCCGCCGGTTGGAACTCCGCAAGTAAACAAAACCTGATCGCCATCAGCACCAGACTGGAAGCAGGTTCTAGCGCCACCGCTGCCCGGAGCTATTCCCCCGGAAGCGAACAGCCTACCTATTGTCCCGGTAGGCGGGGTAACAGTTTGCGCCAACCCCAGAGAAGCGGACACGTTGACGCTATTCGAGTTCGAAGTGTTAACCATAAATGAGGTTACAACCAACTTTGTTCCTGCCGTGTTGGCGACTACTACCGCATTAGTCTGCGCTGCGGTATAGGTAGTGGTCACGGTGATATTGTTGGGATGGCCGTGATGGGTAAAGGGTATTCCTGTGCGAGAAGCCGGAGGAAAAGCAAACTGGCCAACAGCAACCGATGCTGGGTTCGTGCCATATGCGAACGCCTGGAAGAGAGGACCAACCCCTAGCAGGCTAGATCCCGTGGTGGCTTGGCCGCTAGGGGCCGTAACGGGCACCACGACATGGGCGCTCCCATCCAGAATGCCAATGGTAAAAGGAGCCCCTGCCAGTCCTGCGCCGATACCGCTCTGTCCCTGAGTAAACCAGCCTGAAGTCCCTCCAGCGCCCGCTGCTCCCTGGTTTACCGTCGGTTGTCCTGAACCATCAACTGCCAGCAGTTTTACATTTCCACCGTTTTGTCCGGCTACTACAAACGGGTTTGCCGTTCCAGCCGAAACACCAAGGGCTAATGCTCCTTGTGTAGTCCACGGTGAGGTTCCCTGGTTAGCAGTCACCGTTCCTGAAATAGGCTGAGTAGCGGGAAAGTTGGATACGGATACTGACCCTGTAATGGTCTGTGTCCCAGAGGGTGTATTGATCGTTCGAAGCGCGCCAGCCAGGTTCACAGAAAGCAACGTCTGATCGCCTTCAGTGAATGTTGGTGCAGCAGCGTTGGCTAGAGCTACCAGCGATCCGATGTTCGTGGCAGCAGGGGCAGCGTTGTTGTTAGTCAGATTTCCAGCGACCACCATCCCGGTCCCGCCAGTGCCAGAGACGTTGATAGGGTTCCCAACGGTGCCAAACGCATTACCAGTCGCATCCACAAAGGTAACGCGCCAATCAAGCCCTTGGATAAGCGGGACTAGTGCCATAGTTTACGTCTCCTCGTCAACCTCGCACTTGGACCACTCGTTTTTAACCTTGTTCATCACCTCATGGCCCTTATCCGTATCCCAATGACCGGGAGGGAACGCTTCGAGAATATGCTGATGAGCCAAGGCGGTAATGTGCATCCGTTCCATGTTCTTCATAACCTGCTCGAATACCTGATCAATCTCTTCTTGCGTCAAATATTCCGGTTTCCAGTTCACGTTCATTTTATGCATAACCTTTCACGTTTAGTCGTGCGTCCATCAGCGGACGCTATCGGTCCACCAGCATCGTGGTATCCTTTACCCTTTAGGATCTTCCTAATATGCTCTTCGTTCATCCCGAACTCTCCAGCAAGGTATGCGATTTTTACTCCACCTGCTGCGTATCGCTCCCGCATCGACTTAACCTGATCGTTAGTCAGCATCGCCCGGCGGGCACTAGCCCCGCTAGGATAATCCTTGAACTCGTGCATCGGGCCTTCGTGGATCGGACCAGGCGCTGACTTCCAGATCTTTCCCTTAACGATACTTCCTACCAAGGACGGGTCAACCTCAAACCTTCTTGCTAGATCTTCCAGAGAGTGCTTTCCAGTGGCATACAAGCATCGCATCGAGAGAACGTAGACTTCCTTCAGCTTACTGTTACCAACACGCTCTCCAGATCTAACCTTGCGGGAACCAACCTTCTTCAATGGACCTTCCTCGAACTTCCTGTCTACTCCTGTAAGAATTCGTTCCATGCTTCTCCTGGTTATTCCCATTGCAACACCTATCTGCGCTGCTGAAAGATCAGTCTTTGCGTATGCAACCCTGGCTTCAATAACCTCGGCCGAAGTCAACCGGCTACTGTGGTGCGCCTCTCCACTTGGAATCCTACGTCGCTCTCTGGCGTCATCCATATTCTGCTTCTGTGTTCCTGCTACTAGGTGTGCCGGGTTGCAACATCTAGGATTATCGCAGGTATGCCTACAAACCTCTTTAGAATCTAGCGGTCTCTCCAGGCTAATCTCTAGCATCAGGCGAGATACTGGAGTTCTTTTCCCGAACACTCGGAGATGACCGTGGCTGCTGTGTTGAACCTGACCTAACCATCCCCAACACTCATTATATCCCCGAACGTCTATTTTCCCCCACAGTCTATCCACTACTGGGCTTCCCCCTTCACGGCAAACCCTATGCGTTCCCATACGCATCATGTCGTCTACATTTTGCTTCGCCGTCCCCTCGTAGATATGATTCGGATTGCAACAATGTCCATTCCCACAGGAATGGCAAGCTCTCATTCCAGGACCAAGGATTCTCCCCAGACTCTCCTCCAGAATAACCCTGGCTACCTTTTGAGGTCTTCCGTTCACCCTGGCAAAAGGTCTCCAGTTAGGGTTATCCCTATTGGAGTCTTCGTTTATCCAGCCCCAACACACCCCAGGTTCGGCTTTTCGGATTCTGGAATGCACTCGCTCCATATCTGTGTTCGGCACGGTATCGGCCCTCCCTTGAATGGAGTATACCGTTCCGACCTCGATTTGTCAACCACTGATAGCAAGCGAACACGTGAAGCGATAAATCGACCTTGAGTTTCAGGACTGAACGTAGGATAAAAGCTGGTCAAAGGCGCAGCCCATCGTTGTTTAGCGGCCGGTAGACGGCGTTGTATTTCCGCTGTGTATGCTGCGATACGTTGGGTGTTAATAGGGTCCGGGTGCGCCGAAAGCCAACCAATCGCAGCGTCGTATCGCACAAGCTGCTGGTCCATATCCGACAGCTCTGGTGTTCCGCTTACCTGCAACCCATCATCAGCCGATCCAATCCATCGCCATCGCAGATACTTGACACCAGGCACCAGGAATGGCGGATTCCCCAAGATGGAGTCCTCGGAAGCAGGCGGGTTCAGGATCAGGCTTCGCCCTTCAATCGCATACTGGGTTGGTGTCCCCGGCTCTGCTGAACGCCAGTTAATCGTCCCGCCAGAGACATTTGTCGTATTTAACGAAATAGCATATGTAGATGTAGGTTTCAACTGGTAGTGATTATATTCAACCCATATCATCCAAGCGAGGTTCCTGGGCAATGGATACTCTCTTTGGCCGGCGACCAAAAGTATGTCGTCGTCCTCGATTACATCCATCTGAAGTTCGGAAGCCAACCAAACCAAGCTTGGATTGATAAAGTGGTCTAGCTCAAGCGCAGGGACTTCGTTGACGGTAGGATTCCCGATAAGCAGTCGTAAAGTTCCGCGTAGTTGATCGGCTGTCATTCGGTCCTCCTTTCCTCATTACATGATACCCTGAACTGGGCAGACTTACAACCTACCTCACTTCTTACCCTTCTTGCCACCCTTGTCACCAGAGCCCATAATCCCAAACGCCTTCTCTACTCCACTGTTATACTTATGCTTTAGCTTGCTCGAATCAGGCTGCTTCACTTTTGCCGGAGCAGCAGGGCCTGAAGCGCCGAACCCACCTTTGTTAGACGCTCGGTCTTTATTCATCGCAGCGAAGGCATTGGGGTCGAACTTGTGCAACCCACCACCAGCCACAGGTTTTGGCATCGCCTTTGGTTTCGGCATGGGCTTCGGAGCCATTGGTTTGGGCATCGGTCCTGGCATTGTCGTTCCTCCTTATGCAATCTCTGCGTCAAAGCGATAAACATGACCCGTCAGATGCACGTCAATCTCCGCCTTAAAATGCGGAGGGAATCCCGTAATATGCTTACGAATCGCCACTTCACCAGTAGTCACTGGGGCAGCATTATCAAAAATGATCGTTGAGGCGCCGCCAACAAGAGGTCGCTCCGCATGCAGGGTATGAGCCACCCCGTCCACAGAGAAAGCCGCGTCAAACCAGAATACGTCCCCCGCCTTCAGACCCACCTTGCCGCTAGTAACCGGACCCTTACGAACCGTATCCAGAGAAACCGTCCAGTTCTTCAAGTTGATCTTGGGAAGCGTGATGCTTTGGGCCGCGCCACCCAAAAGCAGTTTCAGAATATCCAATGGGTTCAAGATATCTCCTTAAACTTAGAGCGCGATGCTCTTCCTTGCTGAATCCTCAGTCGCTGCCACCATTCCAGCATCGAACTCGGCCTTCAGTGCTGTTGCACGTTGGGTTGCTACTACTGAATCGGGAAAACACGCCGACCAGAGGTAAGCCCCATACATCACCACTAACCTATAGTATATCGAAGGAAGCTGGTCGGGTCCAGCGGTCGTAATGCTTGGTGGTGTAGCCTTCCTTCGGATCGTCAAGTTAGGGGCCTGCGACACTGCTAATGCCGAAGGCGCGGGCCTGATAACGAAGTGATTTCCGCCGTAGTGTGCCCAATAGAGCGGTTCAGCAGGCACTTCATTACGCCAGTCCTCACCTAGCCTACGCCACTGCTCAACGTCGCCCTTCTCCAGTAACCTGTTAGTTCCATACTGAACCCAGACGATCTCAATGGCATCGGCAGGCATCACGTATTCCTGAACTCCAGGAACAAGGGTTACTTCCGTGCTATCAGTGACCACATAGTACCGGATCTGGCGATATATCTGCTGGCAACCCCAATCTAAGTAGATATCCACGACTGAATCAGGAATGACCTGGGTGTTCCGCTCATTGGTCAGCTCTCGCCAAAGGTTACGCATCGTTACCGTGGCGGCAGGTTGAACAGTAACAGGAACTCCAGTCTGACCCGCGAGGATGCTGCTAGAGTTCAGCAAGTCTGCGAAGTTCTCCTTGCAAATACTTGCTGATATCAAGGCTCCGCCGCCAGCCACAGCGTTCAGGGAGAAGTCTCCTGTGCCCGCACTTGTGAACGGGATAGCAGTAAGAGTGGTGTCATCAGCCGCTGCTGGCATATTCAGGTATCTGCCTACTCCGGTAGTGAAGAAGTCGTTACACTTGAAGGTGTTGTCAACCCAAGTCTGACCCCCAGGACCGGTAACTGTAGCAGGGGAAGTCTGGCGATATGCGATGTCGTATAAAGTGTTATTACCGAAGATGCAGCTCTCTATCGTGCTAAACTCTCCGAAGTGAAGACTTGTCGGAGTAATATCCAGGCCATACTGGGAAGCACCCCAGAGGACACTATTTCTCAAGATCGCACCAGTGCTGTTGGCATTGATCTGAACACCTACCGCACCGCCATCCACAACGCAGTAACTCAACCTAATTGGACTGCCACCCTCCACGCTAACACCAGCCTGCCCTGCCCCTGCGTCTATTCGGCAAAACTCTAACAAGTTTCCGCCAGTATCCCTAATCGCCGCTACGTTCGTTCCGCCCTTTATCCAGCACCTTCGGATTATCTGCAATGCGCTGATTTCAAGAGCGTATCCGGCTGTAGATGTAGCGTCAAAGATACAGTTCTCGATAATCTGACCCAGTGCTCCGGCTGATACCGTAGCTCCGGCAAAAGAACCCGATGTCATAAGGTTCTTGAACACAGTCCACTCAGCAGTCCAGTTCCCAACCTTAGCCAGATGGGCTATCCCTCCGTCACCACGAACCAAACTGTATCCTTCAACACGAACGTAATTCTCTTCAGCTCCATTGATACCTATATTGCTGCCGATCGTACTGGCGTATGCCGTAACCACCCCCGCAGAGTTAGTGTCCCTTACCCAGATTATGTTTCCAGGGACCACCACCGAGAATTCATATGGTTCCAGAGATGAGACCGCTGTCCCCTTGGCTCCACCAGCTCCTCCTACGTTGGCTGTCTGTCCGGAGAAAGAACCCGTGGCTCTGTCTACTACAACCGCATTGCTGCTAGTCCTGGTGATAATCTGGTAGAGGTTGCTGTTGACGTGAATCCCGTTCCCTTGCATCGAAACAGTGAAACCGCCAGTGGCCGAAGTTATACTTGTAGTCCCTGTTCCGGCAGCATCTGTTACAGTTAAAATAGGAGTCGCTGACTGGCTAAAGTCTGTGCCTGCGAACGAAGGGCTAAATCCTACGCCGTTGGCTAGGGCTCCGTCTGGCCTAATCTCATAAACGGAATCTGCAGTCCAGGCCATCAGTGGCCTTCCCTTCGGATGCGAAGCATATTAGAGGTGGCTTGGGCTGACTCAAGACTACAGCAGGGATGGAATTCAGCGGGGGAACCAAACTCATTGGCTCGTTCAACGGCAAGCTCTCGGCTGGAGTAGACGCCAATGAACCGATATGGAGAGACAGTCTCTACGGCTATCCACTTACCCGCCAGTGACCATCCCCACTCGGTAGGCATAGTGGCCTTCCTGTCCATCAAGAGATGTCGAATGCCAGAATTTTCAACCCCGCTGCAAAGGAGGCTGTTCCACTTACGTCAGTCTGGGAGAACACAACTCTCCACGCTGACAGACGGGTCCCAGTGGTCACAGTCTCTCGGTAGGGGGGATTGAATGGACCATTCATCACTACGCCTGCATTCAGTTCCGTTCCTCCTACAGACCCGCTATCTATGAAGACCTTCTCTGGCGACTGTAGTGGTATGACGCTCTCCAGAACTGCCTCTTGAACGAATGGTGCAGCAACAGATGCCGCCTGATTGCCAGCGACTAGATTGAACCTAACCCGAGTGTTCCACGTCACGCCGTCTGTGGTATCCTGAACCTTCACGTCAAGGAAGTCGGTTGCACCCGTAGCGGCAGCAGTCACGTTGAGCTTGAACTTAAGCATATTCGCCCGAGACAAGTCCATCGGTGCCAACAAATACGTCAGCTTGATGCCTGTGCCATTCGTGGTGGCAGGGAGCGTGATGCCGTCTATTTTTCTGCCGCCTATCATTGGCTGTGCGTCCCTTCTACCAAACGGGCCTCTCTGTCAGCAGTACGAGACTTCAAAACCTCAAGCGCAGTTTCTAGATGAGTTATTGCACACTCATTCTCAAGGCACTTAAACTCGCTATCCTGGTAGAATTCTAATCTTTTTAGAGCAGCAGTTATTACGTCTTCTACAAAAGCCCCATTAGGTCCCTTTCGTTCATCACCTCTTCCCAGAGGCCCGTTCTGCCATGAGATTGCAAACCCGGTTCCGTAAGTGCAACCTCCAGCCGGATTACCGTTCTCATCCCTCCAGTTATGATACCCCAAAACAAACCTATTCATTCTGCGTCCTCGCTAGGTGTCTTCCCACCCCTGCAGTTGCAATCCACCGCTACTCTCGTTCTGACTGGCTTCGGACCCTCCGTGCAGTCGTTCACATCCACGGCCTTCGGATACTCCTTGCCTGGCCCGAACCCGAAGATAGTGCAGTCCCAGAGGCCAAGGTTCTTGCCGTAGTCAATGAGTTCCGTGGCAGGCTTCCTCAAGTCGCCCATCTCCTGCGTCACGATATCGAAGGGTTTGGGAGTCTGATAACCATAGCCCAGATCCTTGTTTCGCATCACACACCGCCTCTCATGTCCATCTCGGTCTGTCCCAACTGTTTTTGTATAAGCGCTTATCAACCCAAACTCCGTCTTGACGAGTGGCGAAACGCATGGGCACACTCTCCCCGGTCTTCCCATCAAGAACGATAGGTCCCATAAAGACGGCGCTCAACAGTGGCCTTCTCCGTAGCGAGGATGGATCATCCTTCGTCTAGCTGGACTGCGCACTTGGCATCACCCCTCTCGGTATTACAAAAGCATGGGTGGAGGGAGGACATACCCTCCACCCTTTTTGGTTAATCCTTATTAGGCGTAAGTGTAACCATCAGCGGGACTCACTACAGACTTGCCCCCCAGGCCGGTCACCGTAACATCCACCAGGCCCGCAACACCCGCAGGGCTTGTAGTGGTAATCTGCGTATCGCTGTTAAGGACGAAGGTGGCAGCCGCAATGGAACCAAAGCTCACAGCCGTTGCGCCAGTGAACCCCGTGCCAGTAATCACGACACTCTCTCCGCCTGCCTGTCCACCAGTAGCGACGCTCAATCCAGTCACCACCGGCATCGCTCCACCAGTCGTAGGGACAGTCGTATTCAGAGCCTTAATCTTGTCCGCACCGGCCTGAACAGCGGCCTCTGCCGCCTGGACACGAGCCACCTCGGGGGAAAGGTCAACTGACGGACCCACCTTGGCGAGGATAGCCTGCACAGCCGAATCAATCTCCACAAACGCAGCCGTGTTAGAAGTCTCAAGTGCCGTAAGGGCCGTATCGAGGTCTGTAATCGTCATTGCCATTTCTGTAACTGTTCCTTCTAGCGCGACGAGGCGCTGGTCGATTGAGAGCAGGCCAACAGCCATCTCTGCCGCCATCCGCTCAACCAAAGCTGTCAAATACTCACTGTCTTGGTGCATCCGAAATCTCCCCCTGATAGCAGCGAAGAGATCATTCACCTCTTCCCCTTCTTTTTGCCGTCAGTAGCATGACCGCTGCGGCTTACACCACGTGCGTCAACCTTTTTTTGTAGAACTGGGACTCATTGTGATCGTGACGGCTCCGCCAGTTGCAGTAGAGGCTCCACTGTTTCGTGTGGCTGAAGTTGGGGAGTTAGAGGCAGCCCCAGTAGCTCCACCTGCGGATTGATTACGTCCTAACGCGCCTTTCGACCCTTGATTTTTTGGTTTAATTGGCTTGTTTATTTACGTTTCATCCGCTTCTCGCCTAACTTCTCGGCAGCTGGAAGCCCCTCCTTATTATATCCTAACTTCTTGGCTCCTGCTACCGCATTGCCTTTTCCGGATTTCAGGGCGTCGCGAACCCCCTCCGCCTTCTCTCCGGCCTCTGCCTTCTTCACCCAAGGCTTCTTCGCTTGGGTCTTCATGGCTTTCTGGAAGTCTGACACTTATCCACCCCTCCCGCTTTTATAGCTGTCAATCCACAACAGAATCATGGGCACAAAGCAGAGGCCTCCCAGAATCAGAAGTATCAGCATCATCTCACTTCTCCTTCTACAAGCGGGTCCAGCGAACTGAGTAATAGTCCAGAATCAGATCAACGTTATCAGTTCCAGAGCTGCGTTGCACCGCGAAGAACGGCTGGAAAGCCATCGCCGCCGTCAGGTTCTTCATGTTCATAGTCCCAAGGAAGATGTCAAAAACCTCAGTGTTCTTCGGGTTATTGGCATCCACATTGGTCATCCAGAAACACACGTTAGTCGGATCGCTGAAGTCAATCGTGAAGTCATAATACTGACCAGCTACCATTGCGACTGGACCAAGCACTGGGTTGAACGCCGTGTTAACCAGCGTTCCGTCATTGGTCTCCAGCGTCACGTTCATATTACCAGCCAACTTGAACCAAGCATACTCCGAGATGCTGGAAAGAGTGGCGTTGAAGGCCGTAGCAACCCCGAAGACAACGATATCGTTAGACCCTACCGCTGTAGTAGATCCAACCTTCAACCTCGCCTCAAAGAACGGACCGTCCCCAATGATAGGGTTTGCAACGTCCCACTTGGCGAATGCTAAATTGTCACCCCACCCTAACCCGGCAGTCGATACCCCACTAGTTGCGTCCAACTGGATCAACGCTTCGCCGTTCCGCGCTCCGTTGCCAGGGTTAGTCAGGTTGAACTTGGCAACCGGCGTTCCTACGCCAGATGAAAAACCAGACAGGTTCCCAACAAGAGTTCCGTTGAGTCCAGTAGTGGCCGGTGCCGTAGGAGTAAACGAGACCACCAGATACGGGCCGTAGATTCCAGGAGCCGCAAATGTTCCCGTAACACTCTGGAGAAACGTGATTACATCTCCAGCAGCCACCGTAGTTCCAGCAGCCAGTGTCAAGGGATAGTTCACGTTGGCTGTCAGGTTGGCGCCACCATTAATAGCCGTTGCGGTGGTGTCGGTAGTGTTCGCATGAGCCGCCACTGACAGCAGGGTGCTGGCACCGTTGTTCTTCAAGGAGGTGACTGTGAAGTAATTCGTCACCGACTGCGTAACAACAGGCGAAACACCTTTAGGCGTGACGTATCCGAATGTTACGCCTGTAATAATACCAGCCGCAGGCGCTGTCCAGTCCGTAGTCGTCTGTGCAGCTGCCGTTACGGTCAGGGCGTTAGCACCAGGAGTGTCCGTCTGGTTATCAATCAGCAACTGCAATGACTGGGTTGGGCCACCACCAGCAGCAGGAGGGGGGCCGATGAAGTCATTGAACTCATGGCACTGTGTTCGGTAAGTATCCCTAAAGGTAAAACCCTCAACTTCCTTACCAGCCTTCGTCCCTAGTGCGTGCTTCCGCTTGTAAGGGCCACGAACGCCAGTTCCCGAGATTAGCCTCAAGTGACCCGGCCTGTTGCCAGTTCCTGCCTGTCCAGCCATTTCTAGACCTCCTCATTCGCTCTGGGGATTGTATACCCCTACACTAACTTTACGTTACGCTTACTCCAATGCCTATCGCCCTTGGTGCTTGTGTCGTTGGGTAAATCGAGAAGCAGATGGCCCCACGTCTTCCCCGTAAGTATCTTCTGGATAGTTCCTCGGTCGGAACCATAAGCATCCGCGATCTGTTGGGCACTCTCGGTTCCGATGTTGTATCGGTCCACTATCTGCCTAACCTTTGCTTCGGTTAGCATGTGCCTAACCTGACCGATCTTGCGATGCTCTCGCTTCTCGTAGGCAGACTGCCATTGGCATTTATCAGAGCAGAAACGCCTCTTCGCGTCCCTTATCTCCATTATACTTCCACAACGCTCACACGGCCTCTGATCCGTCGGCTTGGAGGCAAACCAATGATTGTAGCACTGGTCAACGCTTCGATAGCAAATACGGTTACAGTCATCTTCTCGACAGATACGGGCAGGCTTCGAAACCTTCTCCGTCTTACCTTCAACTTCTACGAACTCCCTACCAATGCAATCACCGCGCTTGTTAAGAAGCCTGATCTCGTCGTAAAGCACCTTCACGATAGGCTGATCGGCAAGAGCCCAACCTCGCTTAACTCTTCCATCGGCGTGATTACCTCGAAGCGAAAGGAACGTAACCACGATCTCTGCCTGACGCTTCTTGGTTACCAGATACGGCAAAACTTGCGGTAGAACGTGCCTTATCTGATTACCACCCAGTTTCCACTTATAAAGGGCCTTACGACCCTCTCTGCTCTCCGCTCCTTCGTCAATACGTCCATTACCCGTTAGTCGAACCAATTCCTCAAGTTGACCAACCCTGGTATTAGACGCATCTATTACGGCAACCACAGCTTCTCTGACATTCAATCCAAAAGGCTTTCGAAGGTGCAACGCTATGCTACCCTCGGCCTCCAGATACATCGCAACAGCCCGAGCCTCACCCACATCCATAACCTTGTCAGATACAACGTTTTCCTTGTATGCCACTGTATACCCTCCCTTGTATAGAGAGTATACACGGATCGGCTGTATTTGTCAAGACACTATATTGTGGTATTAAACGCTCTCACAACGAGCCCGCGACCCCAGTTGGGTGGGTAATCCCATGGCTTTCCCTGTAGCTACCCGTCAAAACCAAGTTGCCGGTCGCAAGGCCATCGGTTTCCCGCTGAAGAGAGATAGGCCGACGATTGAACCAGAGAACAGCAGTCTCTTTCTTATCGGCCATAAGGAACCAGCGACCATCGTTGGTCATATGGGTCATTACGATAACCTGAAGATCGAGAGCGCGAATGGTGTTGGGGTCGTTGTCAGCAGTGAAGGGCCTCTGAATCGAGTTCACGATCCGCTGGGCATTGAACCGATCGTCGGTGCCCACCACGAGCCTGACAGGCTGAATGGCGAGCTTCCGGCCTCTCTGGTCAACCATACCCGAAGACCACTGGTTGAGGAGCGCCTCAAGGCTCTCAATGGACAGGTCGGCACCGCTCGAAAGCTGGTTCGACCACGTTCCACCGTCAGCCCGGAAGTGGACCTGGGAGAGCAGGGGATAACCCGTCCCGTTAGCCGTATACTGGACAGCCGTGCCGGCGTTGTTGAAGAGGTCCATAGCGTTGACCTCCTGCGTGTAAGCAGCCGCACGAGCAAGCTCTCGACCGAACTCCGGGAACACTCCGTAAAGTTCGTCCTCCATCGCCTCCATAGTGATACGGCACTGGAGAGCATACGTATTGTGGACATACGTGCGCTTCCACGCTTCAGCACCACTATCCTGGGCCGCAGGCGCGCCCTGGGCCTTCAGGAAAAACTGGCCAAGACCAGCCATTACCGTCTCGTTCTCCTGGCCCTTAACGGACCCGTCGATACGGTAAATCTGCTGGAACTGCTTGACAGCCTCGAGCCCAAACCTTCGATCCCCTCGGCTCTTTATCCGAGGGCTACGAGTTTCCTCGCAGATGGGACTATCTCTTCACCTCATAGAGGTGCGGGGCACTCGTGGAGCTTTCGGCGTTTCTCGTCTACTTGCTCTAGTCTCTGAACCTTCCGAGAATTCCTTCTCGGCTTGGCTGCGGATTACCATGCCTTTCGGTTTAGGCTTCCCGCAATTCACCCCGTCTTCACTACCGCATCGCTACGGCAGGGAGCAGCTTTAATCCTACTCGTTAAAATAAACGTGCTCGCCCTTTACAAGGGTTTGGACTATCTCATCACCCGCTATGGGGTGCCGGACGCTCTAGCCTGTATTCAGGTAGTCTCTGAACCTTCCGCAATTTATGCGGCTTGGCTGCGGATTGGGATTTCTCCGTTCCCGCAATTCATCCGGTTATCACTCCGGCCTCACGACCGAAGGGCGCCACTTTCAGGGCTACGCAGCCCTCTTTCGAGCTGATCCGCAACGTTTGCGGTTGTCATCACGCCTGAGGGAATAATCCCAGGCATATTGGACCTCTTTCTTCATTATCATCCTGGCCCTTGGTATGACAGCCAGGGGTTACCCCTCTTGACACTTCCGTCATTTCACTGTATAATGCTAGTATGAAAGATACGGAACTAGCTTATGCAGCAGGTATCCTTGACGGAGAAGGATACGTCGGTATGGTCTACCGGAAGCCTGGAGCCCGTCTTGTTAGGGCTGATTACACCCTACAAACTGTTATCGGTATGACACACGAGCCCACCATTCGATGGCTCTGCGAAACCTTCGGGTTCAACTTCTTCCGAAAGGAACCAAGGCAAGCCCATCACACCGTCGCCTTCTTGGCATCTCTTCAACACAAGAGAGCCGCTGAATTCCTTCGTCTAGTTCAGCCCTATGTTAGAACAAAGGCTGAACAGGTCTCTCTTGCGATTGAGTTCATCGACGGCCTCTGCGAGTGGCGTGATAAAGTCGGAGCCAACCGAAAGAGAATACCCGATGATGAACAAGATCGTCGCCACGGATACTATTCCAAACTCCGAGACCTCAACGGCAGGAAGCGTGGCGATCAATCAGAACCTAACTCTGAAAGAGCAGCCGACCTATATCCTAGATAAACCCAACCACAATCCCTCTGGTTATAGCCAGAGGGATTGTGCCACATCTTCAGGACCACATCTGAAGTGCGTCCAAAGCCCCCGTAATCGCGCCGGTATAGAAGGTAGGAATGAACTGAACATAGGCCAGACCGTTGATATCACCAGGGCCATTACCAACCACCTGGGTTCCAGTGCTATCCAGACCACTCTGCGGGAAGCCTACGATCCTCACCATTGGGAGAGTAGACACCACAGCGTTCAGCACATCCACATGCCACAGACCAGAAGCGCTCTTGACGATATTGAACCTATCCATCAGCATCGCCTGGGTAAACACAGCACTCGCCGGCGTGGTATGGAAAGCGTTCATGATGTAGGTGGAGGTCGGCTGAAAGGCTGCGAACGCAACCGGGGCTCCAGTAACACCAGTCGCCTTATTACCCGGCTGCCCAAGAATGGGGCTAGTCAACTGGGCCATACCAGCGGTGGTAGCTGTAGTGCAAACAGCGATGGTGCCATTCGCGCCATCAACATAGATCAGGTCGCCTACGACATAGGACTGTGCAGCGGTCTCTTTGAAGTAGGATTCCGAGACCAATGCGGGGACGTTATTCGGGTCAACTACTTTAGTTCCGTGGTTAGCTGGTTGTGTTCCGCTCAACGGATAGTCCAGCGTCACGGGGATCAGCAACATTGTTTGGGCCATTATTTCATCTCCTTAAGACACTGGGTTACCCGCTCAAATAGATCCAGGTATCCAAATACATTATACGCGATTCCGTCTAGATTGCCTACCACTCCCCTTTTCGGCTACCGTGATCCGGGGAAGCTCGAACATCCACCACTTTTCGTCCTGCGCTTCGGTTCATAGATTCAGCCACATCCATCGCATTCTGAACCTGCGGGATAGAATCGAATGCGCCTGACGGACTGTATCGAAGAACACGGGCAGCATAAACCTCTGGTGGAATCTGAACCGCACGACCAAGCTGTCCAACCAACGGCCTGCCGTCGTCATCCATCACATCCTCTGCGCCCTGCGAGTAGAAAGAACGCAGACGACGAGAGTTAGGTTTCCCATCCACATCCTTGTCTCTAATCCAACGAGGAATCCATCCCGGACGAACTAGCGTCTTCCCAGTTTTCAGGCTAACCATTGCTGCCACATCATCGAACTCTGGCATATAGGCAGCCAGTGACATTCGAGCCCGATCCGTGGCCGACATATTCATACCTGGGTTACGAGATTTAGCCCTAGCCTCGTTGTCCTCGGAGTAGGCCCTAGCCACCTCTTCAAGAGCCATATCCATCGCGTATTTGATAGGGTCATTAGCCTGTTCCTCGGAGATTTTAGGTTCCTTGGATGGAACAGGCTCCTCGAAATCCTTTGTGTCTCTCATATTCTCACGGTGGAGTTCCACATTCGAACCCACACCTAATTCTTCTCTCATCGCTGCTGCTGTCTCCTTACCAAACGCGTTCGCCTCGGCCGCTTCATCCGCTGGCATCGCAAGGGAGTGGGCGCTGCAGAACTCGCTAGTTCCCATCGCCCACTTGTAACACTTCTCCTCGCCATTTCGATAGGAGCAATAGGAATGGCCCTCACACTTCTGTTTGGAGGATGGCTTCTTCATTCCAACTCACCCTCTTCGTCATCCTCCAAGCATTCATCCTCCATCCTATGATACTCCTCAAGGCATTTATCCCAAAGATTTCCGTCTACTTCCATGGACACATTAATTGGTATTGCTTGCTCGGTGGAGTTGTAAGTTTTGCCCCAATCTAGTTCATTCATCCTATCTCTTCCCCTTCGACTTATCGATACGCTTCTTGGCTCTCACGTATTCGTCGATGGTATGCATCCCTCGCTCATCCACAGCATCAAGAGCAGCCATCTCCTCCGGTGCGATGCGAGCTACTCGCTTATCTGCAAGCCAGCGAGAACCTTTCGCATACTCGTCAGAGTATCCCCTGTCAGCATTAGATGATTGATCCATACCACTCCTCGATTGCGGAACCAATGATCGGTTCACCGCCGCCCTAGCCGACTTGTCATCCAGGTTAACTGCCCTATCCGGCATCTGGTCGGCATCCATCCAAGCCACCAGCCCCAACGCCGTAGATGCAAGCACCTGAGGGCTCTCCAACCATTCAGGGGGCATACTCTCAAGTTGCTTACGGAACAACTCATCAAACTGGGGATGGTCCATGATGTGAACATAATCAGGAGCCACAGCAGCCAGAGCATCTGCAGTCTTTTGCGTGGCGTCATCTACATACTTACGCCCAACCAACCCTCGCTGCTGCGCTAATTGGTCCTGTAACGGTTTGGCGATCTTCTCCGCCTCCTCCCGGATAGCAGCCCGGAACTGGTCCGGGGTCATCTCCCACATCTCAGGGTCCTGGCCACGCTGCACCGGTTCAGGAATAACGGGTTCCGGTTCTGGAGTAACGGGCCGAACATTCGGAGGAGCATCGCCAGTATTCGAACCCATCACCGCTGGTCGTGCCCAATCACGGAACCGCTTCGGGTCACGGATTACCGGATCTCCCTCATCTGACAGATCAAGGCCGTGAGTAGCCAGCCGATCCTTAAGACCCTTCACACGATCCTGAAGAGCCGATTGAAGTCGGGTTTCGGCTACCTCTTCCTCGTCTTGAGGTTCTTCTTCTTCGCCCGAATCCCATTCCTGGATGTTTTCTTCTTCTGGCTCCGGTTCAGGGATTGGGTCTTCTTGTTTTGGTCTTGAGAACCAACTTGCCATCTATTTCCTCCATCTTTCCGGCTTCGTGGTTAGCTTGGTGACTTCACAACGGTAACACCTCCACTCATAGAAAACAGGGTGGATATTTTCTGGAAACCACTTATGAAGTCCAATTCGGCACATCCAATTCATTCAATAACTTCCGCGTCAGGGTCGTTCAAAACGATTGCTAAATTAGCGAACATAGCCGCCGTCTGAAGATGAGTAAGAGCCAACGACAACTCCCTGGTCTGTGGAAGTTCTTTCAAGTTATCTCGAAGACATCGAAATCGATATCGGTTGGCCTGCAATAACTCCCGACCCGACTCTCCCGGTTTATGGTAATAAAACGAATCTCCCCTCATGATTTATCCACTCCTCGCTCTTTACTAGAAACCGTCAAGCTATCCACCGGTTCATCAATGATACGCCGAAGCACCGAATGCTGACCCTGCTTGAACTTCACCGTCTCCAGATCAATCTGCGTGTTCACGGCAAGCTGTCGTTCTACAAGGTTTAGCCGATACTCCAGGGCTGGCTTAATTACGTCCCGCCAAGTAGAACTCTCTACGAATGACCTAACCATTTGGCGATCTTCTACATCTCTCGGGTCTACATTCTCTGTCAATTTAGTTGGGTCGGTATGAAGATACTCGTAGGGCTTCTTCATACACCATCTCTCACAATAGACACCACCGGCTCCCACTGACCGTATTGGTCAGATTCACTAGCAGGAATCCACGCATTCTTGTTCCACACAAACATCATCTCCGAGGGGAGGCACACCCGACCATAGCAGCGGCGATGACGGTCCATCATCTCGATGTAGCGATATTCGCCCCTCAATGAGCAAAGCTCACCCCACGCCTCCTCGAACAGGTCGGCCTCTTTTCGAATGGCCTCGTAATCAACCCTAGCCAATTTTTTCCTTCTCCTTATTCTTACATTCAGGACACTCTACACCGCGAAGAACCGACCCCGCTGCATCCAAATCAGCAGATTCTTTAAAATAATACCATACCAAATGCCCACAAATATGCTTTATGCAGACCCCCAAGCTATCATCATCCAACCCCTGAATCTCCTTTAACCACATATCCTTTGTCGAGTTGATGGATGGACCACTTTCCACTAGGAGAGGGTCTAAAGTCGTAGATACCGCCTGGCTCGGTATTATCACGGAACTCCAGATCGAAGTCAATCTTTGGGTTATCCGTCCCCGTCTTTACCCAGCCCTCAATCAATTTAATGCACCTGCTGTGCGTTACGCAACACACCGTAATCCCCTGCCCCTCAACGTGCTGCATCAACTTCCTGATCCACCCAATTAAACGCTTCTTCCAAGCCGCGAAACTCTCGCCGCCTTTTACCGGAACCATAGGATGATCCTCTGCATACTGGCGCAGCAAAGGCTTGGCTATCACCGCGCTCATCCCAGTGAACTCACCCATATCCCAGGGCAGCAGTTCCTTCTTCTTCCTCGGCTTCAATCCTATCGGCCCACCGATCTCTCTAGCAGTCACCAGGGCTCGAACCAAGGGGCTGCAATACAGTTCTACTATGCCAGCATCCTTCAGCCTCTCTCCTCTATCCTTGGCCTCCTTGACACCTACCGATGTCAATGGATGATTGCTCTGCCCCCTCACAACGTCACCAGCAGTCCCCTTCTTCTGGTTATCGGCTGTGGCTCCGTGTCTCACAATCAGGATTCTAGGGCCTGGAAAAGCAGATACATCGTTAATGTTTTGAGACTTCATCTGAACCCTTCAACCATGGGTATCTCTTCACCCATTCGGATTTGGCGGCAGGAACTTCATGGTCGGGATAGTTAAGTTGAAATAAATCGAACACTTTATTCATAAGGCAGCAAGCCACCATCCTAGCCTCATCGCGCTCTTTCAGAAACCTAAACGCACTCTCTAAAACCTTCTGATCGTCCATCACTGGCCCATCATACCTGGGGGTCCTCCACCCGACTTCGGAGGAGGTGGTCCTGGCGCTCCGATAGATTTACCCGGACCCGGAGAAGGCATCGCTGGAGCACCTGCAGGAGGCTGCACAGCCCCTCCACTATCTCCTCCAGGGCCTCCAAGGAGAGGCTGCCCACCACCAGAAGCCATTTCCGCCTGTTGAACCTGTTGCTGTGCTTCAACACCCTTCTTGATCGCTCCCATCAACTCTTCCCGGTGAGGATAGTTCAAAGCGCGAAGGTAGTCATCCGCCAGCATCATCTTCGCCTCAACGTTACTCTGAACCAATGGATCTCCCAGCATCGCGTTACGGATCATCACCGCAATCTGAACTCTGGTTCCCATATCAGACATCTGCTTCAACCCAGTAGGAACAAACTGAACCCGTCTTCTCAATATGTCAGGAGGGATAGACTTGAACACATTCTCATTCGCCGGCACCGTAGAGCGAAACTTCACCTCTCCGTCAGGGCCAACCCCATACTGCGACACCAACCATCTAACCTGATCCCAAATCTTAACGTGCTGTCGAGCCACCTCTGCTACGTGGTCCTCGAACACACGCTGCAAAGAGCTGTTCACCATCTGCATCTCACCTAGTGTTGACTCGCTCTCTGCAGGCTTTCCCAAGGATATGTTAGAGGTGGCCGTCAATCGGTCGCAAATATCCTGAAGATGAAGGTGCATTTGGTAATGCTCGGCAGGAAGCGCCATGGGTGGAACCGGCTTGATGCCGCCAAGGTTCTGCACCCTAATCGGCTTCCCTAGCTGCATAACGAACCGATCAGGGAACAGTCCAGCCGTGTCATCGTAGAAGATGTTTCCATTCCAGTTAAGAGCAAGGTCCCCATGGTCGATCAACTGATTAAGAACCGCTGTATCTGCATTATGAAACGAGGAGATCAACTCTGCCACGCCCATCGCAAACATCTCGCCAGGGCGCACCATATAACGCATCATCGTATAGTAAGGCTGTCCGTGTTCATACTCAAGCCAAGACAGACGAAGTATTTTACGGGTGTCCATGTGCATGACAACAACGGCCCACTCCATAAGTCCGTCGCCATCGAAATCCGCTTTCCAACAAAGTTCAGCCACTCTGTACTGTCGGTAGAGTCGATCATCGTCACCTCCGTAGGTTCCTCTGGCAGAATAGCTATCGGATAGCCCTTGAGCATCTAACCTCTCTCTTCGTTCCTGAGATACATCATCCGATTGAGCCGCCATCACCATCTCGACGGCATCCTCATCGTAGATACCCTGCTTCACTCCAAGAACAAGGTCCTCGCCACGGATGCTATAAATCTCACCGATACCATACGCCTCTTCAGGTTCTCTCGCCGTAGGTGGAAGGATGAACATATCCTCCCAAGGGATCACCTTCAGGCAAATGCCCTGGTAGGCGGTGACGGTCTCATGCTCCAGTTTTACTCCTTCTACCCCAGCCCACACCGCGTGGTCTGGACGACCAGTCTTGGAAAGGTGCTGTCGGGCTTTGTTCTTGTTGTAATTCACCACCACTCTAGGATGACGCTCAATCTTCTGCTCGTAGGTAGTTCTCACCAGGCAGTTCCCAGTAACAGAAATCTCCTTGTGGATCTTCCTGGCAAACCCAATCCAATCAGCAGAGTTCAGCATCGACCACAAGCAGTCGCCAATCACATCGGAATATTGGTCGGCTTCCTTATCGTCATCCTCGGCTATGGTGGAATACGGGGGAACGTCGTCTAGGATCTGCCCATTCAGACGGTAGGTATGGGAATCGGCGTAGATACGGGTGAATGGGGAAGGGCTGTCAGAGGAGTTATCCCATCGGTTCGCTGTTCCAGGAGGCATCGTCTCGTAGGCGTATCGCCATACCTGAGAGGCGTCTCTCCTCCTGGCGACGGTCATGTGGTATCCGTCTATCTCTTGAGCGATTCGAATAGCCAGCGCTGACCGACTAACCATCGACTCGGGTATTCGGGTATCTATCCGCTGGAACTGGGGCTCATCCTCTTGAGGTGGCGCTTCAGGTTCTTCCTGATCTTTCTGATCTTCCTCCTCGGAATCATTGATACCCAGATCATCGGCATTGGGATTATGCAGCATTATCGCTTTCGTCTAACCTTCTTGGGCTTGGATACTTTCTCTGGCAAGGACTTAAACTCCCCCTTCGTTGCCTTATCGAACTCATCTACAACTTTGGGCTTGATCTCTCCCTTGGACTCCATAGCATGGAACGCTCGCTGTTGAGATTTGCTCTGGTACGGAATTGGAGTTCTCCTATTAAAGTAGTGACAGCACCCGCAGGCATACACCCCAATGGGGGATTGGTCCCTTTTATGTATCCTTACGAATACAGACCTTGTATCATCCTAGCCGGCCGGCACCCAGGGGCGCTGTCACAGATGCGGGGCATCGCGCTACCGAGGATCGCCGCCCCTTCTCTTCTCGACACGCCTGGCCCGCCAACCCCGGATCTACTCTGGGAGTGCTGCTGTCGAGCGGATATAACGAGTTCCCGAGTTGCACGGGGTCTTCCGGGGGGACAACCCCGGTGAGCTAGCTGTTACTCCATCTCGTTGAGTTTCAGTATGGATGGAGGGGATCGCTTGGGTAGCTGCTCCACCCACACTGCACTGATAGTATACCAAGGTCAGGGTTGGTTGTCAACCCCCTACCTCTCGTCCGGAGGGATATAGTCCAAGGTGCTCTTCTTGTGAACTAGATCCTTGCTCTGATCGTGGAACTGATCCTTGGTCTTGGGCCGCAGAGGTGCGTAGAACTTGTTAAGCTCATCAGAGGGCTTAAAGTCCCGGCCGGAGGTATTCTCCCCGCCGTCGATGCCTCGAACCTGCGCCGCCATCTTGATAACCTCCGGTGGCAACAACTTGGCTGCCTCACCCGGCGGAAGGCTATTCACACGGCTCGTTTTGTTAAGCGCCACGAGACACCGCCTTCCTAGTAACTTACGCGATCCTTGCCTTTGCCACCGGCAGGCTGGTCAGCCGCCTCGAATGGATGCCAAGCACCCTTCGCCCCGATAACGGCAGGGTCCCACTCTCCAGGAATCTCAAACTCTGGCAAACACTGGCGGTCCTCAGTGAAGTTCCCGCCAGGGTTGGGTTCATATTCCGACAGGTCGATGGTAGACTTAGTGGCAGTCTTCCTACCCTCTGGCGAAATCGGGTACGGATCAACCCGCACAATCGGGGAGTTAGCCATGGTCATTCTCCTTATGCTGCAGCACCGGACGAGACATCTCCCGCCCCTACCGCTATTATACACGAAGCCTTGATCATTAGCCAATCGTCCACTCCTGGCGAGTACAGTAATTTGGCGTTCTTCCCCCAATGCACGGTCATCCCACGAATATCCTCAAACGGCTTGCCATCCAGTAACTCCCCACAGGTGATCCGCAGACCTTCCCTTGGACCACGCTTGACCAACCTGCCAGGACCATAAGCAAGGATGTATCCACTACGATTCCGATTTTGGTATCGCTCGGGGATCTCTATACCGCCAGTAGTTTCTCTCTTGCGCCACCCACTAACGAGCAGCCATTCACCGCAAGGGTCTATCCCATATCCAGGGTTGGAGGTTAGGATGGCTACGATGTCTTCATCAGACACCACTCCCTCCATCTCATTGATACCCGGCTCCATATCCATCCGCTCAAACAGGACGCGCTCTCCAACTCTGGCCTGAAACTTTCGGCAGATCCCAGAAGGAAGGTCCTTCCTCCCTGAACCCAACTTAACTACTTTCCCTTCGTTGCAGTTCCACGGGTCACCGTCGGGAAGGAAGATGCCTCCCTTAGTTTGGGTTTCGGGTGGAGTTATCTGAACCCTATAATTCATCCCAGTAGGATTCCAGTTAATCATTCCGCCTTTTCCATATAGCTCACTATCATTGTTGTTCGCATTCCTACTCCAAACGCAGACTCAACACATACCTTCTCGTGCTGGAACTCCAAACCGTTTAGCCAATCACTAGGATCTCTATCCTCATTGAATGACCGAACAACCCACTTCTTTAAATATGTTCCGTTGATACTTCTCATCTGTTTCTCCAATGGCTGGATGATTGGCTTATAAATCCAGGAGTAGGAGCCGGCGCATCCTCATCATCCAAAGGCTCCGGTCGTGCCGAGAGACGAGAGGCCACATAGGCAACCGCATCCATAATATCCGAAGCATCATCCTTCGCAGGCTTGTCACTATAATCTCCATTAGGATATCGCTCGAATGTGTTTCCAGTAATGAATGTCTTCCCGTTCCTGCGAGCAATCCAAGATCCCGAATCTGTCTCGGGGCACCATACCATGGGAACCGTAACATCGACTCTATGAAGGTCAGCCATTCCTACTCCAATCTTTTTGGGTCTCCTGAAGGAAATAGACCAACTTCCTCCCTTCCCACGACTATCATACTTTCGAAGGTATGGATCTAGTCCAGAAATAGTTCCCATCATTTGCAATCTGTTAAGAGCATCCATATTTCTTCCGGATTGCGATATGATAGGAGCAGCTCCCAACCTAGAGAAGAAAGATGGAACACTATCAAACGGAACCGGGGGTGACGGCAGTTGATCCAATGCCCCTTTCCCACCGCTCCCATCTCCACGTATGAACTCATACAAAAACAACCGGAGTTGATGAGTAGGCATCTCCGCAATCATCTCGTAAGACGGATACTTATCTGGCATACATTCTCGTAACTGTTGAGCAGTCTCGTATCGTATATACCAGACATACTTATCGCCATACGGCCCAGTTCTGGTCGTTCCGTGAAACGATTCCAAAAGACTAGTCAACTCCTCCACATACTTAGGATTCGACTCTTCTGACTGGCACAGAGAAACAGTTCCGTCTTTTCTATAGTGCCCCTCTGAACTTACCCAAGCACATAGACGAATGAACTCATCGCTGTATCGTCTCTTCCCTCCATGCCCTATATGCGCTAATGAAGATGTCGTAACCAAGAAGTGGTTAGTATTCAAGTCCATCGCCGGGATGAACTCCGGAGCATCTAGTCGATAACCTCTACCTCCTCGAACATGGCGTTTCACCGATAGGCACCGATGCCCCGGCGTAACTACCATATCAACGGATCTTCCATAGAAGTTAATGCAGTCAACCGGAATTCCCTCGAACCTATGGACTGCCTTTAGAGTTCCCAATCGGAGTTTCCCGCCGTTCGACTTACCCAATGACTCGTCGTAAACGTATACATCCTCCCCTTCCAACAATTCGTTGTGCTTCTTCCAGCCCCTGGTAGTGAGGGCCTCGGTTTCCTCATCAACACAGTATAAACCTTGGAAGCAACGAATCATATAATCCTCTCTTGGGTCAATAATGAAAGCAGGAAGTCCATCTCCTACCTGGGATGTAAGTCTAGCTCTAACCGCCTCAATCCTCTTCTGAACGCTGATAACACCAGGGACTACATTCAATCCCCATCCTGGCTTATCAGCATAGAGCCCTCTACCGTTCTCGTCCTCTCCCATGAACAATCGAATTCCTGTCCGTAAGGTCTCCCAGCAACTCCGCATGTCTTGACGGCTTCCATCGGACCTGGTAGGGACAGTGTTCCCGGCCGGGTCCCCGATGATAACCATAGGTATCTGTTTAAGAGTCCGACCATACGGTTCCCCGTAATTCTTCTCAATGTGTTCTGCCATCCACTCCGCGAACTCGTAGAAGGACGAGTCTTGCCCCCTACTTGGATGCAGGCTGGGGAAGATTTGCCACTGCCCCCAAGGATTCAACTGGGTGATAGCCAGAGCAGGGCACCCCGGAGCGTCGAGCCCGCAATGAAGAGGCAACTCCGGCCAGTATCGCAACTCCTCGGCGGCTACGTGAGTATCCCACTTGAACTGCGGATATACCGCCATTCCAGAGGATGCAGACCAGTTGATCTCAAGTTCCCGCTCAATCTGGTCGTCTGACATTCCCGTACACGCCGACTCAAAATCATACTCAGGAACAATTGAATAATGCAGGCGGGCAACCCAGTATCCGTCGACAGTCTTCCTCAACCCAAGAGGTGCGGATTCTGGATCGGCTGGTCTAGGAGCTTTCTCGTCTATCATTCAACTTTCGCCTCAACGCATTGTTTTCTAACTTAACTATCGCAAACTTGCCATGCCAAAACAAAGCCAGTTTAATTTGTTTCCCCCAATCCTTATTAGCAAAATCCAACCTCTTGCCCAATAACGAAACTTCTTTATTAAGACATCCAATATGCCTATGCATATCTTCAATCTGATCTTTCGCATCTGACAATTCTTTTGAAAGTTCTGTTTCGTATGTCACCTCTTTAACACCTTTCCCTTACCTCCCGGAATCGGGCTCTCCGCCACAGCCTTACCTGCCGGTTCCAGGGACTCTGGATTTGCCGATCCGCCAGTAGCCTTCTTCAGCACCTCTGCCGAGTTCTGCTTAACTGGCAGCGAGTCCCCTGCTCCTGTAGAGTGTAGCTTGCCAATTCGGGCGTAGTGCTCCTTACCATGCCGATCATTGGTCACTCCGCCGCCCTTCTTTCCTATTTTGGAGTAGTAATCTACCCCATGTTTCTCCTTCGTGGAGTTTCCGCCAATTCGTCCCCACTCGGCAGCCTGGTCTTTCTGTTTAGGTTCCAATTGGACACTCTTCCTTAATATTCATTGTCTTCAAGAAACTTCTTTAGACGAATCAAATCCTCTTTACTTGATGAAAAACCCTTACCCCGGCACATCCCATCACAAACCCAAAACCCTGCTGAACCATCTTTATAGATAGTAACATCCATAGAGTTATTTCCAACATCATCTCCAAGTTCTAGTTTCAACCCTTCATCTGCCTTCTCCATCATTCCTCCTCCATCTCTACCTGAATAGGCCGTGCTGTCTTGCCTCTCACTTCTCCGGAGACAATTTGCGCGGCGAAGCTAGGGTAAGCAGCAGTACTAATCGCTACCAAATGGCCTCCGCCTCTACAAGTTTGCAGAGCAGAGCAGACACTCGCCCTAGCCTCCTCCCAGGCCCCTAGCTCGTCAGCAAGGATAATGGTGACACCTGATCCTCGCAACTGGTTCTCTCCCTGGGGAACAGCAGCTATGACAGTTCCATTGGATAGCCTGGCTCTCTCCCTTGTCCATACGAACTGGGGGAAGTTTGGCCACTTCTCTCTTCCCCCGTTTTCCTCGAACTGCTTAACCAAGAATCCGATGCGCTCGTTCAGGATTTCACTAGACCCGTTCTCGCCTCGAAACTTCTGGGCTGCCAGGATACACTTCCGGTTTCCCGTGGCGTTCATCAACTGCGGCCAGCGCGGGTCCTGACCTCCAGCAGCTATCCAGAGGAGGAAGGCGCACCCGGTCCAAGTAATCAGAGTTCGACGGCTCTTGGTGATAAGCAGGGGAGTCCTCTCAACTAGCATATCGTCTACGTGGCGAAGGTATGGCCAGTCAGGGATCAACTGCACCTTGCCACCGCCGGCCTCATCTTTAGTCCAGCACAGTTCTGTTCTGAACCTGGTGAAGCTATGCTGCCAGGGATTAGCCTCTGCCCTCAGTCTATCCCGATAGTGCTGCATCAGGATAGCAAACTGCTCTTCCGGGGTCTCCTTCTTGTATGCCGGCCGGATCGGCTGGCCCGTCAGTCTAGCTATAGCCGCCTCCTGGGTGGCGTGGAGGACTTCTGACTTCAGCGGACGCCCCCTCTTTACCGGCACTTCTTGTTACCCTTCGGTTCCTGCAGGGACTTTACCATCTGCCCTTCCAACACATCGTCACCTTCAAGAGCAGCCCGCTTGAACCGTTCCAGCATCGCCTCGGCAGTAGGGACAGTCATCTTCATCTCTCGGACAAGCACCTCTCGGATAAGAACCTCCGTCTCACTCGCCGTCTTATCGGACACACGAACGGCAAGCGGCTGCTCTGGTAGTCCGAGAAACGTCTCCTTGAATACACGAGCAGACTCGAAATGACCTCTCTCTGCCAAATACAGAAGCGTAGCCAATCCTTTCTCACCCAGCTTTCGGATGAGAGAGTCTCCCCATATGAGTGAACCTTCCTCATCTCGGAAAGCGTTTTTATCGACGAATTCTTCCCATTCATCTTCAATCGCTTGTTTTATGTCAGGGGATTCGAAGTCAGCCTTACCAAGTCTTGCCACGTTATTTACGACCCTCGTTGATAGCGTTATCGACACCTTGAAGGGTGAAACACCTACGCAACTCCTGTAGCTCATCCAGAACCGGCTTTAGGAACTGCTTCCAGCGACGACAGTCGTGGCACTGCCCTTTGGCTGAAGGTTCCTCGGCGTATCCTCCACCGCATGTCTTGCAACAACCCCAACCCGGATCTTTGTCCTTGGTCATCGGAATATCCATCAGATTAGGTTCTTCCATATCCAACCCCTCCTTCTATCCTATCGCGATGCCTTGGTTCTTGTCAAGCTACTCGAAGAGATGGCTCCAGGTTTGACCAGACCAAATCTTATGAATAGTCCCTTGATAAACACCCAGGTCTTTGGCTATACTAGCCTGGGATTCTCCAGCAAGCATCCTAGCCATAGCGCCTATAACCTTTTCCTCGGTTAACCTGGAACCACTTGCTCGTTCCCCTCTAGCTATAAGTTCCGGGTTGCGCCTAGAGTAGTGATTATCACCACTTGGAATCCTCCCCTTTAATGCAGCATCATGCAGGTTGTCCTTGTTAGTCCCAAGGAATAGGTGATCCACGTTTATACACGCTCTATTATCGCAATGGTGACATACCATCATACCTTCAGGGATAGGGCCTTCGGATTCCATCCACGCCCACCGGTGAGCCAAGTATAGAACAGTTCCTCTCCTAATCTTCCCATATCCGTTTTTATACTTACATCCCTTGAAGATCACGCATTCAGACTCCACTAGTCTTCTCCTTCTTCTGCATCAATCTCTCAATCATAGAACTTCCCTTGCCCTTGCTCAAGTCCTTAAGCATATCCTCGGGAACTCCGCTCCGTCTCAAGAACCCAATCTGCTTCTGACTAGCAGGTTCTTTAATCCACTTGGCTTTAGTCCTGGTCCAGTCAGCAGAAGAACCCCATTGTCTCTCCACAGCCCTATCTGATAATCTAAACGCTTCCTCAATTCCATCCACCGATCTCGATCCCAGTTGCTTATCACCTTGATAAATCTCAGCGGTATACCTTCCAAGGTCATCTTGCTGAATCCTGGCTTCCCCCGCTCCGGCGATGACTAGCCTATAGCCCTCACGCCAAGGAGCCCAGATTCGGTTAGTAAGCCTACGAATGTCATCGGGGAGTTCATGGTCGGAAAAAAGGTCCCATTCCTCGCACTTATGATTGAGCTGCTCGACAGACCTCATCCCCTCAAGCCTAGACGGAGGAACACCGCTTGCATCGACTTTATCCCGCACCTGATCGAGTCGCTTACCTGCAACGTCCATCGTGTCCGGCAAGCCAAAAATCACGGGCGCCGTTACTAGTTTATTTCTCCTACAGTTATCTACGAGGTCTATCACTAGGAGATTTTCTTTCCCTGGAAAGATCCTAGTCCCTCGCCCCATACACTGACTATAGAGAGAACTCGACTTCGTTGGGCGCAGCATGATGACACAGGATACCTTTGGCAGGTCCACCCCTTCGGTCAATAACGCACAGTTACAAAGCACGTCTATATGGCCGTCTCTGAATTCTTGGAGAAGTATAGCTCTCTCCTCCGGGTCCGTCTTACCAGATACAGCAGCCGCCCTAACCCCCTGCTCCAAGAACAGTTCGGCAGTATCGATTGCGTGCTTCACGTCCACGCAAAACGCCAGGGTGGGTCGCCCAGGGCACAGCTTTTTCCAATACTCCACGGCCATCAGAGACCGCTCTCGATGATTGACCGCTGCAGAGAGTTGGGAGGTAATGAAATCTCCAGCAGTAGTTCCTACATCAGCTAGGTCTGTTCCCGTCTCTACTCGATAGGCCGAGATAGGACAAAGCCATCCTCCGGCGATAGCATCTCGGATGCCAAGATTGTAAGCCTCTCCCTCGAAGATGCGTCCAAGCGTCTTCTTGTCACCGCGATTAGGAGTGGCTGTGCATCCGAGCAAGAACGGACCCCCCTCATCCCAACATCCCAGCGCCTTCAAGACCGACTTGTTACCAGGGGCAGCCGCGTGATGGACCTCATCATACACCACTAACCCTATGTCCATCTTCTCTACTAGGCGCTTCGCCCGCCTTGCCCCGTTCTGTGCCAACGTCTGGATGGAAGCAACGATAACATCGGACCCCCAGTAAGCTGACTGCTCCGCCTTCTCGACGGAGATAGTGGCATCGGGCATCGCCTCCCTGATCTTATCAGCCGCCTGGTCTAACAACTCTCCGCGATGGGCCAAAACCAACGAAGTTCCTTCTCCCGGCCACCTACGGATCAGATCAGCGAAAGCCACGGTTTTGCCAGTACCGGTGGCCATCACCATCATCACTCGGCGCTTTCCTTCCGCCTTGCAGGCAAGGACCGCATCGACCGCCTGCTTCTGGTAGTCTCGGAGGACCGGTCGATCTGGGATGTCAGTCATCTTTCAATTCCCGCTCCTTTGGCCTTGATCGCATACAGGTTTTACAATTAACCCATATCCAATCTTCGGATGCCTTCACTCCTCCTTCACGGATAACCCAACCACAGGAAGTCCAAGAGCCTTTGTTGAAATGGACTATCACTCTCGCCTTATTCATCTTCGCTCCAAAGGTCAATAGGGGCTTCGTTAGACCCTCTCTCTACAGCCTCGGAAGCCAACCGATCAGCCGCCTCATTCTCCACTACTCCGGAGTGTCCACGGACAAAAAGCATCTTGAACTTGGCGCACTCCTTGGAAAGGGTTCGGATCTCGTTTATCAAGCTCTTGTTCGCTTTAGCTATCCATTTCCCATGGATGACCCCTATCGCATACTGGCTATCGCTCATAACAGTGACCTTTGCAGAGTGCCGATCTGGTATCATCAACAGCGCCTCTCGGACAGCCATCAGTTCTGCGGCGTTGTTGGTAGACGGCCCGATGGCCTTGCCTCGCTCCGTCCTCCTGCCATCTGACAGCAGGACCACGCCAATCCCGCCAGGCCCTCCAGGGTTCGGCCAGCACCCTCCGTCGGTATAGGCCACGTAATCCACCGTCTTCGGAACCGGAACCTCCTTCGGGATCATGTAGTTCTTGGTCTTCTGCTCGAAGGCCAGTGGCCTTCGCTTTACCTTCTTCGTATCTACTACCTCGGGATTCATCTCGCGATGGGTAATGTTCCTGGGATCGAACACAGCGAGGAAGTATCGAGCCTCCATTCCAGCCCCACTAGAGGACAGCTCCATCCTGAAGTGGAGGGCACCCTCAAGCCCCCTCGCCACCGAGTCTGATAACCAATACATTGCGGTATCGTAGTCGTCAGTAGTCTGTATGGTCATGGTTATAGTATACAGTCAAGGGGGTTGATTGTCAAGTGGGTTCGGTCTTGGCGGAGACAAAGAAAAAGCCCTCCGTCTTGTAAGACGGAGGGCTAATGAGAAATTGACCACAAGAGGAAGGGTTCACAGGAAGGAGCGCGGCTGGGCTGTGAAATCAGCTACGCTCACTAACTGAACCTAGTATAGTCCAGAAACTTTATTCTGTCAAGGGGGTTGCTTCTTGATACTCATCCCGATATACTCTGGTATGACACCAAAGAGATACACGGATGCAGAACTTCTCGGGCTTCTTGAACTGGTGAACGAAGACCATTACTCCTGGTTCTCGCCAATGGCTGTAAACCTAATCAATGAGCTTATCCAGTTGCGTAAGGAGATTAATGACCTTAAGGACCCGTTCGTGGAGGAATCGGAGTGAGTGACAAGCTATCAACTCACTGGGTCTGTGGATGCGATGACACAGACAATTGCCACTGTCATAACTGCCTGATGGAGAAGATCGATGAGTCGGTGGTTCATCGTGATGACTACGAGAACGTATACATAGAACAGGGGATTTATCTTAGTAATTCCAAGGGAGAGATAGGTCTATTGAAAGATAGACTAATAACGTTAGAGAGAACAATCGTTCTCCTTGAAGAGTGGATTAGCTCGATTCCGGATCACGTGGGGTTCTGCAAGCCGTTGGGATTGAGGAAGAAGGAGTGAGTGATGGATTACTGCTTTCACGGGTGTGTCTCCCACCTCTGCCGCAAGTGCGTGGAGGATGAGCGAGACGTTGCAGCCAAGCAACGTGATGAAGCCGTGTCTCATCGTGACGACTACGAGACTCTCTACATAGAGAAGTGTATCGAGTTGAGGAAGTCCAGAGAAGAGGTTGAACGGTTGAAGGATAGATTATCGGAAGAGGAACTGGGAAGAAGGAGTGGATGATGGAGAACCGGATGGATATAGAACTTGATCTGGGCGGTGTGATTTCGTTCGGATCTGCCGGGGTGGATAGAAAGTTCATCCATTTTGAGATAGGAGTGGATGAACCGTGGGGATACAGTCACCGACTCTGGCTTACATCCGAGGATCTAGAGAAGATTATCGAACTAGCTAATTCGACCAAGCAGGAGATGTAGAGATATAGAGAAGGAGTTTGGGTTTTTGAACTATGAAGGAGAAGGAATGAAAGACGCTCTATCTAGATACAAGGAGCAGGCCCATCTGGTCGAGGCTCTGGAGCACCAGCGCCCTTTGCTGTCGGGAGATAGTGATAGGTCGAAGCTGGCTGCTAGATGGATACAGCATGCCATAGAGCGAGCTAATGAGAAGATGGCTGAAGCACGAGTGGAATGTGAAGGATTGGGGGTCGATTGGCACGACTCTTGCAAGTAGGTAGGGTATGACAACCAAAAATCAAGTATCAGAACTGTTGGAAAGAGTGTCGGATTTGGAGAGGATCGTCACCCTCCTCGAAGAGTGGATTGACGCGCTTCCAGCTCACACAGGATTCTATAAGCCAGAGGGATTGTGGAAGAAGAATGAGTGACCTATGCTGCTGTAAGATGTGCTTGGATCACGTAACGGCTCAAGTGGAGTTCCTTGCTGCACAGAAGTTCTATGATGAGATGGTTCAGAAAAGATATAGAATGAGAAGCTTGGGTTACCATTGGTGTCGATATACCTGTGGGTGGGCTTCCGATGAAGTGGAGCGGCTGGCATCCACGCAATCTGAAACGAAATATAAAAGGAGTTCAGTATGGATGAAGTATTACAGAGTAGCGAGAAAGTTATGGGAAACTCCCAGATAACCGAATGGATCAGATTCTGCTTGTCCCAGTATCTGTCTGAAGGACAGCTAACCGCCGGAGAATTAGACAATCAGCTTGTCCTTCGCGTGTTTATTACTGTTAACAAGAAGAGTGTTCCCGAGCTATATATCATTAAGGTTAACAAGCAAGGGTGATGGTTTCTGGGATATTCTTGGGGTTTTGAGCACGAGAGAGTGCAAAATTATGCCAATCGAATGAGTGCATACCCCCCCCTAGCAAGGACGACGACAGTAGAAGAGAAGCCTATCGAACAAGTGTTTGCTTCTCTGCGAATGGATACATCTAGGGATGATCGGCTCGAGGGCATCGATAGGCGCAGCACGGCGGGCAAGGAGGGGGCTCGAGTCCATGGGTGGTGCATCGGGTAGGGCTAGGGGCTAGGGCGTCAGGATGAGAGGCTGGGTGATTACGGGTGTGCGAGGTGGGGGCAGAGGAATGGCCCCTCGATGAGAGGAGCCTGGGTGAGAGGAGAAGGGCTAGCCGAAGATTGAGCGCAGAACCTCTCGGCCGCAGTCCGTAGCGTAGTAGTAGTGTTCGGGTGCGGTGCGATAGAACGATATCCATCCCTTCATAAACAATCGGTAGGTGTCGTGATACTCTTCGGGCAGCACGCCGAACCCAAGGGCTCCGGCCGAGGTTCTAATCTTGCCGAGGAGGTCAATCTCACTCTGCGGAACCGGCTCCGCACCGTTGGCGGATCGCTTGGCGTTGAAGGTGTTGAGGTCACGTTCTGCACAGGTCATCATCGGTTCGTCTCCTTCTTAATCGGGTGGGCTTGCTTGCCCTCGCAATTACAGTATACCGATCCGGCCCAGGACATGCATTCCCCCCGGTGTAATAGTTAAACCTTGTAAGCACCAACGCCCAGCACGAAGTCTTTCCAGTCCTTGGTGAGCCTGTAATCTCCAAAGGAGCCAAACACGCGCTCATACTCGCCGGCCAGCTCGAGGATCGTGAACCCAGCAGCGAGCGCCTCTATGGGCTTCTCAAACCACTTGTCGTTGGTGTCGAACCATTCCTGTATACTCATTGCCTCATCCTCCTCGTGCTTGATCCGGGCCAGGGCGTCAGTCACCTTGTCACTAGTCAGCCATTCAGCAGCAGTCATCATCGTCTCATCCTCCTGGGTTGGTGGGTCAGTGACACCATAGTATACCGGGATGGGGTAGGACATGCATTCCCCCTGGTGTAATACCTGGGGAATGCAGCACCGTGCACGCACTGGGGCTCTCCTAATCCAGGTATGCACGAAACGAGGGCTCTCCTAATCCAGGTATGCACGAAACGAGGGATCATTGGTATCTAGCCAGTTGTCGAACGATTGCGTTGTGATCATCGGCCTTCCTCCTCATATATGCGTATAACGATCACACCAAAATCAGAAGCCCATTGTTCCGCCTCTGCTCGGGTAGAGAATTGGAAATTAGCCTTCGTTGCTGGCCGTGTTTCTGACTTATAGATCAGCTTCCATTTAGCCATTGTTGTTTCCTCCACTGCATCCTACCGATCCGATCCATGATATGCAACGCCAAGGTGTAATATCTACCTTCTCGGCCTACTCATTCAATCCTTCCCAAACCCCTTCGCTTTGCCTTCATCCATCGCAGCGCCACGGTCACAGGGCATTGTCTTTGGCCCTACGGGTGCCCTCGCTAGCTCGGCCAAAGAATTTGACACCAAGACAAGAGATCTAGGCCCTGGCATTTGCCTTGCCCTTAAAGGACCTTGCCATACAAGCGCCCGGAGGGCTTCGGAGGTCTTTCTCCGCGCCCTGCTAACGCAATGACTGCAGATCCTTGCATGTGGTCGCTGCGGCTTCCGACACGCTCCATCCTCTCTGCCGGGACCTTGTCCCTAACACCCCTTTAGACAGGCACGGAACTGCACTCGGTTTGCCCCATCTACAATTGTAAATCTACTCACCGCGCTCGTCCGCCGTCATGGCCTTCTTATGAGCATGCCACGCCTCATCCTCAACTCGATCAGCTTCCGATTGGGCGATCCACGCCTCCTCGGAAAGCTTATCTACGTCCTTGTATTTGGCAGTCAGTGCTATGGCCTCTTCCAATCCCTTTTTCCATTCCGCATGCTTCCTAGCACGACTAGGGCTTCGAACCTTCTCTCCCGACGGTGCAGCAGTCCTCACCTCATCATCATCCGGGCGCAGGTATCGGTGCTCCTCCTCGGCAAGAAGGTATTCCTCGATCATTGGCTTCTCCTTCTTCTGGTGTCGGCCAGAGTTCGGATGCCGAGTGCTCTGCTTCCCCGGATCCCCCAGCGGGTCATTGACACGCTGACACAGTTCCTCACGAGACAGGCCAATGACTCTGATCCAGTCCTTACCGTGCTCGACGGTGTATCCCTGCTCTCGATAGTCGGCAGTCATCACTCCCACCCAAAACTCTGGCAGGCCATTAAGATACGCGCTGGGTTTGTAGTTCCTCATGCCTATAATCCTCGAGAAGAGTAGTCCTTATCTATAGCGGTCCAATCGAAAGGATCTACAGTGATAACTATCTTATCGCCTTCCTCATCCTCTTGGCTGCGTGCAGACAGGGATGCCTCTTCGTCAGGTTGTGCCCACTTCACCATGCGCTTTCTCTCCTCTGCCTTCAGCTCGGCCAGGACCGCCGGGAATCTACGAAGTTCGGCCAACAGCGCATCATCCAGGGGCATGCCAAAGTCAGCCCACTCCATCCCATCATCGGGTAGTTCTGGGGTATCCATTAGAACTTCACCACCGGAGCACATGGCCCAAAATCGGGATAGGTGTTCCTGCTAGTGTTCTCCACGCAGTAGGCATGTTTGGTTCCATATCTCTCATCAGCCACGTCCTCGTCAATACAGGCGTGAACCTCATCCATGGAATAGACATAATACGGCCGGCCCAGTTCGGTCCAATCCTCACCACGCTTGACGAGGAGAAAGATAGCAATCGCCGGCGGTTCAGTATCGCTCTCGCACCATCCGCACATTAGGTCAGCACCGCATCCGCCTACATACTTCCCGTGCTTGCAGTATCCGTCTCTCATAGTATTATCCTCCCGTGGTCCCTGGCAGGTCATTCACCCGCACTTCATACTACCGATTCAGCCATCTATTACAAAGCCCTTGTGAAGATCAGAACTTCACCACCGTCTGATACTGCTCGGCCAGATCGTTGCCGGCCCTTGCCAATTGTGCAGCTATGGTGCGCTGGTCCTGTGTCTGCACGGTGACCCAGACGTGGTTGGAGTGCATCCAGATCCCGAGGGACACAATGGCCGACGTAGCTGCGGTCAGCAGTAGGTAAGTGATACCAGACTTGTTCACGACATCTCCTCCATTGGCATTGCAGTTTCCCACAATGATTTTGACTCCTGTTCCTTAAGGAACTTCCGCCACTCCAGCATCGGCCCGATCAGTCCACCCCACAGGCCGCAAACAGGAATGGCAGCCATCCATACGACCCCAGCCGCCAATACAACCCCAACCGCCACATGGAACATGGTAGCCATCATTCCTTCATCTCCACCAAACCAGCGTTGCAGCCGAATGTCGAGCGGACCATCCGCAGCCATGTGAAGGCTTCCGCGTAGGTGCTGAAGGCCTGGGTGTAGTTCGGATCGTCTGCCTCAACTCTGTATCTCATCAGACGTTGACCCTGTTCGTTACGAGCATGATCTGTTCCCCCGCCTTGTTCCATTCATTGGCGGACTTCGGGAAGTGCCCAATCCGCTTCTCCTCTGCCTTATCGAGGCATATCCCTGCGATCAGGGACAGAACTTCGGACAGGCTGGTTCGCTCAATCTCGTTCTGAAGCTCCTCGGCGTATGTCTTGTTGGCTTTCATTGCCTTACTCCTCCTAGTGGTCAGGCCAGTGACACCATAGCCTACCGAACTACATTCGTCACTGTCAAGATCTTCTTTTTCAAGGGACGTTCCGCCCATGCTCCTAATGGTCCAAGAGACTGGAGCTGGGTATCCACCAGGGCCAGCATCATCCGGTTAAGGTGCTCAATATCAGCATCATCCAGATCCTCATCATACCTGCGCCAGTCTTCCATCATATCCTTCTTGGACCTTCTCACACTTCCTCCTCAATATCTCTACTACCACACTCCGGACACTCCAGATCATCAGCCACGCCTCCATACTCGATTGTGACCTCCTCCTCGAAACGCCAGCAGCACGCCTCACATCGCCATTCGACCATCTCCGTATGCCTCTGCGGGCTCTCTATCCAGCGATCCAATGCCCCTTTGTCTATCTCGAACATGTCGTCTCCTTTTCAGTATGAATTGCCCACCCAGTTTCGGTGGCCATTCAGATATGATTGCCCGCCACTTGTTCAGCGTTATTTCTCTATCCCTTGGTGAGCATCCAAGCACTCGCTTTGTCCTCTACCTTAATGTCAGTGCTATCCGGATCATTGATAACCACGCATCCGACCTGCGAATACCTGTAGACATGGATGGGCGTTCCACTATCTAGAAACCCTTGCAGCAGATCAGACGTTCGACCGTGGTATCCGATCCTCTCGTAAGAATTGGTCACGCTGCCGTCCTTGTTGACGCTGCCCCAGGTTCCGTTGCAGGCAATGGTGATCTCGAATGCGTTCCTACCGACTTGGCGCCCTTGAGCATACTGGTCGTCAGCATAGGTGGACGGGGACAGGTCGTCAAATTCGGATTTGAACAGGACCGGGTTCAAGTAGTCCTCTGGTGACATCTCTTCGGCTCGTCTGCTTTTCATCCTAGTATCGCTCCTTCTCGTAAGTGTCATCAATGCGTCTGGTTAGTTCTTCGTGAGTTGCTATCTTGTGGGGAAGATGGGCAGACATCCAGTCCTGGGCGAACATCGCCGCGCCTGCCTCGTCGCTATAAACCCTGTCATACTCTGACGCCAGCTCCGCGAAGGAGTAACCTGCATCCAGAGCGGAAGTCATGTCCTCTAAATTCGGATCGTAGTATTCGAGCCATTCTCGAATGCTCATCGTATCGCGTGTCATCGGATCATTCTCCTTCGTGGTTGGTCAGTCAGTAACATCCTATCCTACCGATCTGGACCACAACAAGCAACCCCCCAAATCGTGTCAGTCTTTTGTGTCCTCCTGTAACGCGTAAACTTCCAAGTCCTCCCACTTGGGCAGATCGAAGCGACAGTCTGGCGACAGATCGTGATTCCGGCCCTTTCGCCAGGTTATCTCATGGGCATAGCAGGCATGGCAGAGAATGGCGTTGCTGTCGCCTCCGGTAGGCAGAACCCGGACCTCGCCGCGCCAAAGTAGACAATAACCGCCGCTGCAATCAGGATTTTGAACGGACTTATGAGTGATCATGGTGTTTATCTCCTCGTGACAATCATTCAGCAACAGCCCAGTGTATGGATCTTCCATTCAACATGCAATCCACACCCGTAAAACATCACCTGTTATTACTTGACGGGTACTTGACACAAGCGGCAATCTGCTCCGAAGTCAACACCTCCATCATGGCCGTGGCGTGCCTGGATAGCACGGTAATGATGGCCTTAAGCTCCTTAATGCTCTGCGCCTGTGCGTCTATCTCGGCAAGCAGGTTGGATATCTGGAGTGAAGTCATTCTCGTATTACTCCTTTGTGGTCAAACATCAGTGATGGCCTAGTCTACCGGCATGGGCCTTGGTTGTCAATCCCTCATTTTGCACCCAGTGTATAGGTATGATATGATATATGTCATGGATAAACCAACCAACGGATACCAAACAGCGATGCTCATCCGCAGGCCAGATACAGGGAGAGATCCTTGCAGCTTGTATCTGACAGTTCAGCAGACGGCAGCAATGCGTGGCTGTCTACCCGTCAGTGTAAGAAACGCCATTGTGTCTGGTCGATTGCCTTCTTGGAGCCTTGGTGGTATATACTTAATCAACCGTGCGGACGCCGAGGATTGGGCACTTCGAAAGCCTGCCATCAGTGGCGGCGGACGAGAGGTGAAACACTCCGAGCGAAGAATTGCCAAGCTGCAACGCGCTGCTGCTTCTCGGGCCTTGAAAGATGGCCGAACCAGTGAACGCGCTCACCGGACTAAAGAAGACGCATGAGCTACCAGAGACCCCATAATGAGCCTGCCCGCCCCCAGAGCATCCGCAACAGCATCACATATGAACCTGACCGCCAAAACATGCCGGTTCAAAAGTGCTGTAGGGTCCCTCGGTGGGTGTCAGAGGCAATCCTCCAATTCGCAGAGATCCACAATCAAAGTGAATCGGCCGTGATGAGAACAGCGTTAATGGACTTTGCTTCAGGGTTGCTTGAAAACAAGGACAGGGTTGAGCCGTGATTGCTCAACCCTGTCCTTCCATACCCTGCCCGACCGGGCCACACCAGACCTAGCCATTCCCCGCCCCGCCCAGCCATTCCGTACCCAACACTATAGTATACCTAGATGAGGGTTGGTTGTCAATCCCTCAAAATCTCACAACTGCAAACCTGAAACCGTCCATAGCTAGGGCGAAAATCACCCACTCCGACCAGCTTTCCCGCTTGTGTAAGCACATCCCGAAGCACTTGCGGTTCGATATACTCTGGCGTCAACACAAGGAAGATGACTTTCGCCCTCCAACCTTTCTCAACCGCCGGCCGCTGCCGTGTGATGCCGTTACGCTGAACCACAACTCGGCGCTGATCGAGATAGCTCCAATCCGAGAGGGTTTTACCCGCCAGAGTGATAGGAGCCAGTTCGGTTTCCACAATCAGACCTGCTTTGAAGAGATCCATTGCGCTCTTTCTTGGTGAGCGAGGGTCTTGCCGAAACTTGGCTGCCCAAACGCAAGCCATTCGCAAATACTCTCCCGGCAATGCAATCTCGCCTTTCTCCGTTCGGTATACGTAGCTGTTCACGTTGTCCGACTTCTTGGCATCGCTCCCCTTGGCTGCTTTTGACTTCTCCTCTACTGCCTCACAGTTCCACCGATGGAATAGAATGGGTGTCGTGCCCTCAACCTCCACCTCGCAGCGATAGGGAAACGCCAAAAGATCCTCTGCGCCGTTGGAAACCTCCTCCAGCGCTGGCATAACATTACGACCATTCAATTTTGTAGCTACCATAATAGTTTTCCTTTCAAAAAACCCTAACCTTACCAAACCCCACCGGACCGGGCCGAACCCTACCACTGCATGCCACGCCGCACCCTTCCGGACCATGCCGATCCTTGCCTCTCCGGGCCGCGCCTCGGCTCACCGCACCGCTCCTCGCCACGCCACACCTCTAGTGTTGCAAGAACAGTGCCAATCGACCATCTCCAGAACGAAAAAATAGGCCCATGGTTACACCATGGGCCTGACGGTAAAGAAGGAGTGTGTTGTGTTAAGCAAGTGGAGTATACCAGATCGAGGGTTGGTTGTCAACCCCTAAAAATAGGGCTTGCTTCGGCGATCTCATCCCGGTATACTATGGTGTGAGGCAGGGCGTGGCGGGGACAGGCGGGGTGAGGCGCGGCCTGGTGCGACGAGGCGAGGAATGGCAAGGCATGGGTATCTCACCCCAAGGAGAAACCCTTGGGGTGAGATACAATTATTAGGAAGGGGTCATAAAATGGCTATAGATCAAAGGCATGTTGTAAACATAAACGGTAAACTTTATCTCAAATACTCCGGTGTCCTTGAAGCGGCGACAGAGGCAGGATTGAAATCTTTGGAAGTTGAGATCATCCAGTTGCCTTGTGCAGATAATGGAAATACAGCAGTTTGCAAAGCCATTGCTATTCTAGAGAAAGACGGGGTAGTAAGACGGTTCATAGAGATTGGAGATGCTTCTCCTCTCAACGCTTCTAAAATGGTTATCAATGCCACAATCCGCCTTGCATCCACAAGAGCGAAAGGACGGGCGCTCCGAGATGCGGTTTGTCATGGCGAGGCTTTGAGCGATGAAATCCCAGAGTTAGAGCCAGCTCCACAGAACCGAGAGTGGACGCCGGCCAAAGAGGCAAGCCCTCTCGTTCGCGATCAGTTTTGCCAATGGGAGGGATGCGGGGTGGAACTCCCGCCGGCGGTAGTCACGTTCTCCAAAAGGAAGTATAACCTGAGTCTCTGCCGCGACCACCAGCTGGCAACGGATGCCAAGAAAGCACAATGATGAACTGGCAAGAGAGATGTGATGCGAGGAAGCGAATAGAGACCACCTTGAGCGACGCGCTGCATTCTACTTACGCAAGAGATGCCGCCCCGCTGTGGCGAGAAACGGCACGTCTTGCGATGGCAATGGCTGCCGAGTGCGAGGATCAGTTTCAGCAGAAGGTTGTCCTCACCATCCCTGGGGATGTGGCCAGAGACCTCTCTCCTAACCTGCGGCTGCACTGGAGAGAAAGAGCCAATAGAACCCATAGGTGGAGAGCGATGGCTCGACTAATATGGCAGTCTGAAGGAAGCGTCCGTTTTAAGCCGGGGGTTTCAATTCATATCACTGTAAGACGTGGAAGGCTGGTGGATCGAGATAATTGCATCTCGTCCTGCAAGGTCATATTAGACTCGCTGTGGGGTGATGACGGGATGCTAGGTGCGGATGATGCAAGGTGGGTGAAGTCTATCGAGGTAATTCAGGAGACAGGTGGGAAATGGACAAAGCATCCGGAAGTCAAAGTCGAAGTGGCAGGGGAAGTCGAATAGCCCATCTGAGCAACGAGGATCTGATCGTTAAAGATGAGCCGGTTCGAATTCCTAGCCGGAAAGGTTACTCAAAGACCAACCCTGGGCCAGTGTTCGTTTGGTTCTGCCGGAATAAGCACACGTCTAATATGCTTATCGAGGCATTGAAGCAAACTGCATATGGCGAGTGGAAATCAACTCCCAGGCAGGCTAGATCTCACGGGAAATTCAGTGGATGCGCCTGGGTATTAAAGTCCTGGGGGCTGACAGAAGCTGAGTATAACGCCATGCAAAGGGTCGCTGTTAAGTTAGACCCTACTGCGTCGAATATGGTTTGGGATGAGGCGGGTCAGTGCTATGTTTAGGGGATTGACAACCAAGGCTCATTCCGGTATAATATGGTGCAAGTCCAGGCACGGCCAGGCTAGGCGGGGCGAGGATGGGCAAGGCATGGCACGGCAAGGTGAGGAGCAGCAGCTTGGATACCTAATATCCAGGCTGCTGCTATTTTCAGGCAATCAGTGCTATGTGTAGACCTACTTGGATCGACACTGGGGTCCACTATCGCGGCCGAAGGGTTGTGGTGAGTCAATACGATGGCACGATGGCTTTACAAGACACTGGAGGAAACCTGGAGAGCGTTACAGAGGAACTGGAGGATCTTGTTACCGACATCCTGATAATGGTTGAGCAGGTTAAGTATATGGACAAGGATGTGCTTCAGCAGCAACTTGAAGATAACAGAAGTAAGGGGAATTGATATGAGTGTAATAGATCATCACGCAGAGGAGAGGTTTCATTCTATGGTTCTGCTGGCGACATCAGAACGCGTTAGGCGCATACTCACGGCTGCTCTCCGGCGTCCACCCACTCCTCGCGAGATGACCCGAGCTATGCGGGCAGCAGAGGAGAATGATATGGTGGAGAAAGGGCTATGATAACGAAGCATCAGCTTATCACTGCTTTACAGGAATGTCCTGATAATGCCCAGGTGTTCTTCTGTGTTCCGCACCCGGAGAGTGTTGAGGACTTCCTAACCGCTTACCTGGCCCAGGTGGAATACGCTCACGATGAGGACTGCACTCCGTTCATCCGGGTTTATCTAGAGTCGGAGAAGGGGCTATGAAGAGCAGCTTTTTGGCGTGGGCACCATTCCTATCGTCGTCTATTATGTCAGGGATTTGGTACTTCATCGGGTGGAAAGATGGGCGTAGTTTTGAGAGAAAGAAGTTTAACAAAAAGTTCGCTCCTTGGAGAGATGTGCCCCCTGATTCCAAACGCATAGATATGACAGATAAGGTGGGGGGCTATTGTGTTAAATGGTGGAAGCCTTCCAATCGCGGCTTCACAATTTTGGAATTACTCGTAGTAGTGGCAATCATAGCGATACTTATGGCCCTTCTTTTCCCGGCTTTCGCAGCAGCAAGGAGGCGAGTGCTGCAAACGTCGTGTGCTTCCAATCTTCGTCAGCTTGGTATGGCCATCTCGATGTATGCCCAGGACCACGACGGCTATCCGCCTATTGGTGGATACAATTACATTCCTCCAGCCCCTGCCCCGCAAGTATGGAACAGGTCGGACTGGGAAGACGGCCTGGTTGCGCTTGCTTACGTCAATAATTATAATCTATTTCGATGTCCTTCTGCCTCCAACAAGGATTACCGTTCAGCTTATGGAGTGAACCGATGGATTTTAGGATGGGGGATCTCACAGTTATTAGACGCACCACCGTTCCCTAGCAATACTCTTTTGGCTACTGAAAAACAAGGTTCCGATTGGCCGGTTTGGTTACCTACCGAGCAGACAGGGAATCCTTACTACTTCCCCTTGGACCCCCGTCATAACAATCAACTCAACATTCTTTTCGTGGATGGACACGTAGGAAAGTCCATCATAGGGGAATTGATCGAGAGCAGCAACATCATTTGGAGATGGTGATTGGCACGGTTCTTGTATATACTATGGTGCTAGTAGGGATGTTGCAATGCCGAGATGGGTGTTGCATGGCGGGTCTGGGAATAGCAAATCACAGTAGAAGGGTGGATGTGTAGGCATCTACCCTTCTTATATTTTAGAGAGAAGATGGAATGAATCACCTTGTCTACCTTTGGAGGCGCTATCGGGGCCGATGCTACCGATGCGGCAGGGTTCCTCCTCGCAGCCGAGGTAGGGTCTACTGCGAGGAGTGCTTTGCCATCATCGTGCAAGAGTTCAAGATGAGTATGTCCAAGTGAGTGACACACAGATCATTAAAGGAGACTGTAGGGAGGTGCTTCAAACTCTCCCATCAGAGTCGGTTCACATGGTAGTTACCTCTCCGCCATGCGGAACCGTTGGCCGCGTAGCAACCCGGCTCGGACGCCGATCCATCTTGATAGAACTCAATCTAGAGTACGCAGAAATGGCGGCCCGAAGAACTTCCCAGAAAGGACTTGGGATCTGATGTCAAGGCGCAACCATGTGAGTTTGGTTGAGCTACGTGAATGTCACATCACAAACGAAGTTGAGGCTACCTCCGACGAAAATCACAATTGTCGGGGAGGTCCCTAGCGGTAACAATAATGGGCACCCGGCCGGATTGGTTCCGGGAGGTGAAACGGCCGGAGGGATCGGAGGTTGGTGCGGAGTTATGAGAATACCGACATCGCCTGCAGAACCCTTGAGGGTCAATTCTGGCGGTATATTTGGAAGTGGAGGGATCGGTGGGACGGTAGGGTTAGGGATGGTTGGAGGTAGCTCAAGTAGCATTGCAATGGAGCCAGTCGGAATTTGGATGACGTTATTTCCTGGAACCAATGTGAGAGATTGATGTGAGCCGGTGAGTCCTGCCCCTGGAGTAAATCGGACAGGCAGAAGCGTTCTGTCTATTACGACCCCACCGGAGTCGATTACGGTAACGGCAACCTTCACTTCACACAATGCACTCATTAGCTTACCCAAGACCTTCCTTTGACGACATTTCGGATCTGTATGTTGCTAACCCCATATTCACGCCCCAGGCCCCTATACGTGACGCCTCCTGCCGAGAAGCGCTCTCGGATCTCTAAAACCTTCTTCTCATTGAGCTTTGCCGAAGGGTGCGCCTCACCTCGGCGTCTACGCTCGGGTGGGCAGTGTCCTTGAACCCACATCTCCGGGTGCCGTTGCCATATATTTCGACCCTTGGATGCGCAGTCCTTGGCGTTGTCCGATCCTGTCCCGAGGAATAGATGGGCAGGGTTACAGCAAGGCGGATTGTCGCAGCGATGCAAGACCATAAGCCTGTCGGGAATGTCACCGAACTCCAGAACCCATGCTACCCGATGAGCGCGCCACTGTTTTCCCATAAACCTGAATCGCCCGTAGCCTTGAGGCACGCAGGCCCTCGTCCAATTCCAGCACACATCATTATCCCCATCGGGAATGTCCACCCCGGACCAAAAATAATCAGCAGTGTTCAGTCTCATGCCTATATTGTATCACGTGAAGTGAAGCTATGTCAAGTACCTTATCCTCCTGATTGCTTCGTTAGTGATGTAATCTTGTCGCCAAGGGCTCGATATAACAGATATGCCCCCTTGACCTTCCTCTTGGCATCATCGGTCAACTGGTTCTTGGCATCGTAACTATTCGCTGCCTTCATAATCTGCGTTGAATAGTTGGAGGCTGACTTCATCCTGAAGGCCAGCTTCCCTCTATCAATAATCCTGGCGCTGGATATATCCGGCTGCTGCGTGTAAGGGTTGTCACTGGAAGAATACCCTTTCTGTATACCCTGGACATACGATCCGTAACCCTTGAATTTGTCCGTCAGGGTTCCTACCATCGCCTTCTTGCGTGCGTCAGTCATTGGTGGTCCGTAGACTGGTAGTCCAAACGCTTTCATCAAGGAATGAAGCCTGGTTTCCGGAACAGCATATTCAGAAGCAGAATCAGTTACTCCCTCATTTGATTTCCCTATTTTGGAAGCATAACGAATCAGTGAGGCCACGGTAGGAGAATTTTTCTTGGCGAATTCCCATTGCTCCGGGTAAATACCGAGTGTGCTAAGCTCTGGAGATCCGGGCTCGTGGAGTTCTCTGCCAGTTCCTGCATCTCGGTTAGACGCCAGCGCATATATAGCGGGCCCTGCCAGAGGGATAGAGAACAGCTTGTCAGACCAGGTTCTCTGGTCTCCTCCTGAATCTGGCCGTGTCGGTTGCATCATATCAAGAAAAGGAGTGAACGGGAACCACCTCCCAATATCAACGACATTCCCTTTCCCGATGGGAACAGTCATTGCCCCTCGCTGATACCTTGGCCTGTCCTCTCGATCATCCTCTGAACCGGGGTTCTCCGCCTCTATATCTCGCCGAAGGCGTGGATACCTTGCCAACAAGTCAGGACGGCGAATCGCGGTCCTGATAGCGCTAGCCATCGACTTCGTTGGATACGCATTGAAAGCCCATAGCCCTGACCGATTCAAAGCCTCTAGTATAGCAGGCTGGTCAGCATAGTCGAACAGATGATCCTTTACCAATTGAGCTGCCGCCTCGTCACCAATCTTACCTCTGGATGCTTCGAACAACGCAAGCTTTACCACCTGGTCAGCAACTGCATGCGCTACTGGACCGGTAGACATGAAGGCTTTGTAAGCATCCCTCGGGTTGGTGAACTCCGGTGGAACATATATCCTTCGGCCACCAATGCTCACGAACTTACCAGCCCCGGCCAGGTTTGCTGCTGACCTTCCACCCGCCCCTGATTCTATCTGGTCCATCACGCTGCTTCGCCAGGTGGGGAAGTGTTCGTCTAGAGTCCGCATCGCCTCGGTGTCTACACCCTTTCGCAGCCAGTTCGTAATATCCCGTCCAGCGGTAGCCAACGGCTTTGCCAACCTCAAGGCGCCTAGATTGGCAGTCTTCATTCCAATCTCTGCCTGATTCAGACGGGAACCAATCGAGGTTAATAGGCCAGTCGGGTTCATTGTGAGCATAAAACGCTTCACCTCAGAGGGGAGATGCTGAATAGCTTTCTTTACACCTCGCACCATCTCGTCCTGCTCTGCCTGAACCGCCCGTTTCGATATCCCCTGGACAGCCCTCAAGACAGGGCCAGGAACCTGCTTGCCAGCTAGTGGGCCATACTTCGGCTCGTCAGGGACCGCTAACCATCCCCCTTTCGGTTTCTCGCCCTTACCGAGAGGTTTGGCGAACGAGTCAGCAACCTCAAGAGCTTGGGCGTTGGCCGCTGACTTTATGGCCCTCCGGCCTTCCTCTGAACCTGCCGGAGCCTCTATCTGCACCAACCCATGTTCATGCTTCGGAACCGACTTCCTATCGGCGGTAGAAGCGAAGTAGTTCAAGGAGCCTTTTCTGGTTCCCTTGGGAGGTCCTTTCTCCGCAATGATCTGCTTTAACTCCTCGGAGGTGATCCCCTTCGTTGCGGCCATCTTCTCGGCCTTTTCAGGATCAACCTTGAATACCCCACGTAGCATCTCTTGGAACGACCGCGTTCCCTTGGCTACTGCCATAGGGCCTGCCGGTGCTGTAGCGGCTGTCTTGGCCTCCTGGAGTGGCTTTGGGGTTTCTGTAGGGAGTGCTGGCTTCGGTGTCTCTACAGGCGCTACAGTGGCGTCCTCTGCCTCTTTTGCTAGCTTCCTGTTCCAATGGTCCTCAATCCCCTGCGCCTGCTTGGGATTGTTCTTGCGCAATCGGCTTATCTGTTTCTGGATGTATTCCGGGATGCCCTCTGTTGGGCTGCTTGCAGACTGACCCCGCTCGGTTTTGGTTGGCTCTACGGTAGATGTCTTCGTAGATACTGGTTCCGAAGGAGGCTTTGCCTCTGGATGGAGTTGACGGACTGGCTTCTTGGCCGGGGTTGGCTTGGTCGTCTCTACTCCTTGCTTCTCTGACCATTGCTGTGCTCGTTTCTGCAGATCTTCTGCGGTTGGTGTTTTGGCTCCCTTGGCTACAGTTTTCTCCTTGGGGGTAGCATGTTTCTCCTTGACCGCGACGAGCTTAGGCTTCTCCGAAACAGTAGCAGGAGGATGTTTCTCTCCAATGACTTTAGGAACTTCAAGGTTCCCTGCCTCTGCGTCTCTTGCCAAGCCCTTGATGTGAGACCTAACCTGCTGCCCAATAGCTCGTATCTCTTCATCGGTTGCGCCGGGATAGTAAGCCCGAAGAAGGTGCATATAGTGACTGTCAGCGCTGGATGGTTTGGACTGCGAGACTATATAGGCAGACTTGTCCAATTCGTTATCGAATATCAGTGTAAATAATTTCTTCCCATATCCGTAGCGAGGCTTTGCGGATGCCAGTTGAGCAGGAAGCGAAAAGCTCTCACCGGGTTTAATGTGCGCGGTGGATGGGAGAGAGACTAATGGCTTCGCGCCCTTGGCAGGAGGAGTGATAGGCTTGCCATAGGCATCTAGGAAGCCCGCTTTGACCGGAACAGGTTTATCTGGTTCTATAGGCGGATGAGAAGGCAGTCCAGCAGCTTCCCTTGCTTCTCTTTGCTCCTTCAGAACCTGCCATTGGGGCTTTGGCATAGGCACATGCTCAACAGGAGGTGCCGCTGGCGCGACGTGAGGAGTCGCTGTAGGCGCTGAAGGAGGAACGGTAGGAGTAACCGTTGGTGAGGTGCCAGGAGCCGCAGGAGGGGCCTCTGGTAGCGCTGCTGGTGGATGGGGGGCATTGGTATGGGCCGGGTGAAGTGCCTCTGGGGTATGGGCTTCCGGCTGCATCCCAGGGAAGCCTTGCTCCTTGGTCCAACCCATCACCTTGTGGAAGAACCCTCTTCGGAACGCGGTTCGCTCTGGAGATGCAGTTTGGTGCAAAGGCCCCGATAGCTTCCTGTCTCGAAGGGAGTTATGTCGAAGAAGTATCTTGAGGTTTTTGTCTGCCTCCGCTATGGCCTGATCCCCAAGTTCTTTAACCAGGTTAGGATCAACTCCCAATTTCTTTGCGTGTTCTATACCTACATCGGGTGAGTGAATATATGTGTCAATCGCATCTGCCAGCCGACTGCGGCCGTGGTTCTCGTTTCTATGGGCTGTCTCTAATGCTTCCTGCTGCGGATCATCCCCAGAGGATTTAACTACCGCGTTACGTATCTTCGTCCCCACCTTGCCAGCAGAGAGCAGGTTAGTCGCTATGTTGTTTCTTTCTGCTGCCCTTACCGTTCGGCCCTCCGCTGCTTTCTTGCCAATCCCCACCCAACCGCCCGCTACATCTAAATGACCAGCCTCTGTTGGATACTTCTCGGCAATCTTTGCACCACCCTTCGCCAATGCTTCTCCAAGGATGGGCTTGGCTACCTTTGCTATCTTACCCGTAATTGCACTTACCCCATGCCCAGTTGCCACGTTAACAGGGTTGAATTCCCAATCGAGCAGATAATCTGCTATACCTAGCGCTTTATAGGTAAGAGTGTTTCGCTTGACCCCCAATCCTTCCGCACCAACCCGGAGAGCGTTAGGAGGCACTGCGCCACCTTCAGAGACCACCTTCAGGGCTTTGCCTACCGCTTGAACAGGATTAGGACCTCCCCTTCCCTGACCTCTCTTAACCGCTGCCGATATCCCTGCAGGATAGACGCTGGCCCCCATATCAAACAATCTCTGCACCGCTCCACCGATCTTAACTGGCAGCTCGGTGGCTCTCTCAATCCTGTTTCTCGCCGGAACTGACATCCTGCCAGTGTAAGGCTCAATAGAAGCCTCTTGGGGTTCTCCTGGCTTTGGTGGAGCGGAATGTGAGGTCTGATGCGGAACACCCTGATACATTGGGGACCCAGAGTAATGCTCTCTTTCAGTAGCGGGGTCGATAATGTGCGGCGTCCCATTGATCGTCTTGTAGTATTGGATCTTGCCAGTGCGATCTCTAAACGCCCTTCCGCTTACATGAGTGGCCCCAAACGATGCCCAAGGGTATCTCCTGATCGATTGAGGGACATCAGGCGTGAACTGAACTCCAGTAGGAGACGCAGCAGCAGGAGGGGCGGTGGCTCTACTTGGCGAAGTCGGAGTGAATAGATGACCAAATGATGTCTTTTTAGGAGTGCTAGGGGTTTTAGGAGTGCTGGGAGTAGGGGGCGGCGGAGATTCTTGTTGAGTGGGCTCTGGTGACGTGAAAAGATGCCCAAAGGTAGGAGGATCTCCAGCGCCCTTTGATCCAACAAAAAGATGGCCGAGACGGGGAGGATCTCCAACACCTTGACTGCCTACATAATCAAAGTGTACCGGATCGACTTCCCCTGCGAACGCCCACCCATGAGGGGCAAGTATTTTAGCTAACTTCTTTTGTTCTTGTAGATTACCGCCTGCGGAGACATCCCAAGCTAGGCCCTTCTGGTGTTGGCTCTCTCCGGGTTTGGCTACAGGATTAGGGTTGTTTCCCCTGCCGGCATAGAGACGCTCTTGCATTTCGCGGGTCCGATGACCGCCGTACGGACTCATGGTCAGATTAAGGCCCGCTGCTTCAGCGTCCTTAATGCCCCGCATTGCCGCCGCCCTTGCATCTGGGTGCATACCCCGAAGCATCCCTGGCGTTATCGGCCTATTGTCATCTATACCTGGACCTGGCATCAATCCCCTATCGTCCCTTTGGAGCCCCGACGACCACTTTCTCGCCGTCCACCTCCATCCAGTAGCTTTTCCCTCCGATCCTGGCTATCCCTCGGTTTCCAGTAGTCCCCCAGACGTTTGTTACCCCCTTGGGGAAGGATAGCCCCTTCCACTCCCCTGGCACTCTTGACGAGAAATTGATTGTCTCGTTATTGGCGACAGCGTTTCTCCTGAACTCTTTGTCCGTCATCTTGGCGGTGGGGGCGCTTGGCGCTGCTGTCTGGGCACCCATGCCAAGGTGATTCTTCTTGATCCGAGTTATGAGGTCTGAAAAGTAAGGTTTTGATTTCCCATCAAGACCCTTAAGGATATCTGTAGACGAAATTCCTCTACCTATGAACGCCTGCCATACCTGCCACTCATTGCTCCCTTTCTTGAATGGGTTTGGTTCAGCCCTAGTCTTATCCCATAGCGAGGCATCAATACCTTTCGGAGCCGGAACATTCAGCTTGGGGGAGAAATCTTGCCCTTGATAGGTATACTTTGCTCTGTCTTCAGGAGGAAGAGGCTTTCCTACTGCCCTGGCAGGAGATGCAGTTGCTCGTGCTGGATGTGCCGATCTAGGCGTAGCCTCGGTTCCTGGGAATGCCGGAACAGCAGTGTCCTTCGTCACTGGAGGAAGGACAGGAGGGCCACCAGCCGCCCTTCTCGGTGCAGTAGCCCCTTGCTTCGGCTGATTCGCTTGGTAGTATGCATAGTCCAGCTTCGTCTTCACCGAGTCCTTCAGATCCTCTCGCTGCGACGGAGTAGAACGCTCCCATACTCGCTTGAACGCCCCTGCTCTTGCCTTTATACCGTCAGGAGTAGCCGGGTCATAGTCCGGGGCTGGAGGCTGCTGGAAACCTTGCGAGTGCATACCAGTAAGTATCTTCATCGCAGAGGTGCGTTCCTTGCTAGTACTGCCCTTCGTTCCCGGAGCCGTCATCGCAGCTCCCATATTGCGATGGAGATACTTCTGGAGCCCAGGGTCCATAGTTAGACCAGCAGCCTTATATACTGCATGTAATTTCCTGATCTTGGAGGCTCTCACATCCGGGTCCATCGCCAGGAGCTTTTTCTCGTCACCTAGCTGGCTCTCCAGTTTGGATGCTTCCCTGCCCGCTGCTGCCTTCTGGTCAATCCCGGATCTGCCTCTAGGGTGGGCCTCTCGATACCGATCTGACCTTTCGCGCTCTCTTTGCCCTTGCTGTGCCACATCTAGATGGCCTCTGCCTAACTCAACCTGGGCATCTCTATACCCTTGTACAGCCCTAGCGTTGATCTCTGCGTCCGAAAGCCTTTCGCCAAACAGCTTCTTTTCGTATGCCCTCCAGTCTTGCAGGTTCATCTGCGCCTTTTCAGCATTAGAGAGACGCTTATCAGCACGCTTTGCTGCTGCTTCTGCTGCTGTCTGCTTCACCGTTGGCTGGGTGGCAATGGGAGCCTTTAATCTGGAAGGGGTTACAGGTGCGGGTGGAGTAAAAGTGGCGGTTGCTGGCGAAACGCCGTCTGTGGCTGGAGGAGGCGTTCCTGTAATCGAAGGAGGAGGTGCCGGAGTAGAGGTTGTATCATACATTCCTTCCGTTCCAGAAATGTTTAGACCTCGGGCCTTCCCTTTCCAGGTCTCCGCTTCAGCGTCAGCCTGATCTGCAAGGCCATTGTAGTATTCCTGGTATTTTTGTCTATCAGCAGGAGCCATACCCATTACCTGGGCAGATACTGCCATCTCTCGGTAATGTCTCGATGCAAGCCCTGATTGGTTGGCGCCATTCGTGTAACGTCCTAATAGAGTATCATTAGTTCTATCGGTTTCACCTTTAACACGACGCTTCTCTTCCTCACCCTGGTATGTAACCCGATCCGCTTCTGCCTTCTGCTGATCTGCTATCCTTTGCTTCTCAATCTCTCTCATGGAATCGACGTTCTTCTGCGCCTGAAGCTGCCTCGCTGCTTCTTGGTTCTTCTCTGCCTCCGCTTGTTGCTGTTGGGCCTGTGCCTGTTCCCCCATGGCCTTGCCGACCATGAGGCCCTGAGTCACCTGGGCAGCGGCACTGAGGAAGGACGATAATCCAATTGACGCCATTTCAAATCACCTCAAGATGGAAACTGAAGCCCACCTGGCATTGACAGTCTGTTCAGCATAGCCTCTTGGGGGCGCCTAGTCTGGTTCCGAACGGAATTTTCACCACCTGGCTCATTGCCTCTTGCGCCGGCGCCTTGCATACCGGGAGGGCTCTGTGGAGAAGCCATCCCTGACGCGGTGTATCCAGGCAGGGGCATCGCAGGGGCATCACCAGCCCCGGCGCTAGATGGCTTGCGCTTCCTTTTCGGCTTATCTTTGCTCTTGGCCTTCAGCTTCGCCATGTCCAGGTGGTGAGCGATGATCTGATGGATAATGCTCATCGCGTGCATCATCGGATCGTGTTTCGGCTGGGGCTGTGCAGGGGCATCTCCTGCACCTGCCATACCCTGCCCCAGGTTCCACATACTTGTATCATGCGGGTTCATTCCACCACCAGCGCCAGGAGGGTTTAGAGAACCAGCCGTTCCGTTAGGAGAACCTGCTCCACCCTGCAAAGAGGCGAACGGATCGTATGGTTGCGGGATAGGGTTGGTGGAAGGGAAAGGGCTAGCGTTACCTGCACTGACCGCATCTGATGAGGATGTGCCGTCAGGAACCTCACCCCCACCCTTGTTCGCCTTGTTGTAAGCATACGCCTGCGCTACCCCAGACAGCGATTGGCCGAGATTGTTAGGAGGTGTAGCCCCTGGCCCACTCGCCATATTGTAAGCCTGCTGGTTCACTCCAGAAGCCTCTAGGAGCGCACTCCTCCGGGCCGCGATAGCGTCAGCCATGTGTTGTTCGCCGAGCGCCATTCTGTTCGACGCATCATTCTGCTGAAGATTAGCCATTTGGTCATTAGCACCACCAGTGGATACTCCACTGGGATTACCAAATGCGGAAAGCGAATTAACATTGGAACGCTCTGCTTGGCCTTGAATTCCTTGTGATTGTGCCAAAGAGTTTAAATCTTGTTGGTTGCTCATTGGCGAGGAGGTGCCGTAGTTGTATAGCTGGTTGGCTATCGCTCTCTGCTGCTTTAGGGCTGCCTGCTGCGCCGCAGACATCTGCCCGCCGCCGCCTCCTAGAAGGCCCGCGAAACCAGACAGGGCAGCCCCTACGGGGCCTCCCGTGGCGAAACCAGCACCAGCACCCAAAATACCACCTACTGGGCTTACAGGCATCTTGCGCCTCCTCCAAAACTAGAGGGGTTGACAATCAACCCCCACCCCGGTATACTCCATTGTTCTACAATCGATGCATGTCATGGCTCTGAAACGCCTTGCCGGTCCAGGAACGGCAAATCACAGCGGATGGGTTAGGGTTTTCCCTTTCCCATCCGAACCTTCATCAATGCTGGAGACGACTCCGCCCGCTCTCTCTTGATGTTAAGTTCGAACGGCTTTGGCTCTGGTGCCTGCCTTGGCTCTGACCGAGGAGGCATATCATTCGATACCGTCGGTCGCTCTCTCCCTGCTTTGGCAGGATTGGCTTCAGGAGACTTCAAGGTCATAAACGGGTTCAGAGACCTTGGCTTCCCGATTGGCTTCAATGACTTCTCGTTAGGGAGGTAAGCCTTCGGGCCACCAGGGCCACCTCGCTTACGGGGCGATTCCGGGTTGTTGCTAGGGATCTTCGCTGACGGTTTTTTCCTTCTGGTGTAAACTCTTGGAGTTGTTTCTGGCGTTAGGGCTTGAACCCCTCCGGTCAATGGCACGGGCGGATCTCCTGACCCAAAAGACACAGGCTTGACCACTGGCTTTCGCCCTTTCGTTTGACCTAGAGGCTTGTTAAGCAAAGGGGCACTTACTTTTCCAAAACCACCCCTTGTAGGATGAAGACCTTTAGGACCGTTTGGCCCTGGCGGCTTCATGGCGGGCGCATCGCCAACCCCAGACATCCGACCAAGCACTGACTTCACCTCGGCAGGCTTGCCCTTGACTTTGACGGATAGCTTATTACTATCCTCTGGCTTCTTCTTGGTGGCTGGTCGCTTCGGGCTTCCGAAGTCTGTTGGTGCTGGCATAGTGGCCCTCCTCATACATTATACTCCAAACTGGCACTTGACACCAAGGGGCACCCCCGGTATACTCTCCCTGCCTGACAACCAAGGCATTGTCTGGATCTACAATGCAATGCCCGGTGAGGTTCTGCCCTTCAGAGCAGAGCAACTCAAATCACAGGAGGGCTTCAGCCCTCATAATGCGGCAACTCGGTGGCAAGCCCGAGGGAGGACGCAGAGCCAAGAATCAGGCGTTCCTGGGCAGGTCACGTCGTTGATCGGCTCTGCAGGGCGCAGTCAATCACAGGTGGCCTTCGGGCCACATAATGCGGCTAACCAGTGGCAAGCCTGGTGGAAGACGCAGAGCCAAAACCTTGTCTGGCCGGGTCCTGTTGGGTCTAGCGATGCGAGGCGAGTCAAATCACAGGAGGGATGGAAACATCCCTCAACTTCCTTCTAAGGAGACAAAATGGCTGTAAAGAAGAACGACTCGGTAGCTATCCCCGAGTTCAAAACAACAAAGATGCTGGTTCCCATCGTTGGAGTTTCCCCTCTCTTGTGTAATCGAATTACACAAGAAGTGCTCGAAACTCTTTCTGGCGGAAAGAAAGAGGGCGAAAAGAAGTCAAAGGACAACCGGGGATGGAAGGAGATCGCAATGGATGGGGCGTATCGTCATCCCAAAACGGGGGCCTACGTATTCCCCTCTTCTGGGCTTATGAACGCTCTGGCATCGGCATCATACCGGATGGGTCTGACCAAGAGCGCGGTCGAAGTGTTCGCTAATGTCCAGATTGAAGATGAGTGGCTGGACATCCTTGGGCCAGCGCCTCGGGCTCGTCAGGACAGCGGCCGCAACCAGGGCAAGGGATTGGTCGCTGTGAACCGAGCGGAGTTCCCTTTGGGCTGGCATATCAATGTTCCTGTTCAATTCACTTCCGAGATGAGCGCCAAGAAGCTAGGGATGCTATTTGAAGCCGCCGGTTTCGGAGTTGGGATTGGATGCTGGAGGCCGGAGAAGAAAGGCCGCTGTGGACGGTTCGTTATTCAGCGCAGTGCTGGAAGCGACCTGTGATGACATACAGGGCGAAGAAGGGATCTGGAATTAGCCACAAGGTCGCCAATGTGGTAGCATTAGAGATGACTCGATTAGACCCGGAAGGGGATGGCATCACGGCTCACGCCCTTCACATATCGCAAAAGCCTATTGACATGCCGCTTCACTCAGAGTTTGAGTGGAGGGACGATTTCGCAGGATCGCTTTATCGTGACAGTCAGGCCAGAGGACTTCTCCGATGTGTATTCCTGGTATCAGATGACGAGGAAGGCACTCCCGCTTATGAAGGCAGGGCTTTTCTGGCAATTAAGGCTGAAGCCACGGATGATGAAGACGGGGATGATGAGTGCGCAAAGGTCTACAAACCAGCGCTTCTGGTCCTGAAGGACGAGAACCTGTCAACCCAAGTCATCGACGATGCTTTGCGTCAACTGAAAGGTTGGCGTGACCGATGGCATTCTTACTCGGAGGTGGCTACTAGGCTTCAGAAAGTCATCTCGGCCATTGATGAAGTATTTGAACAGTAGGTAGATTTAACAAGGCGTTTTAGGGCCGGCCCATTCCTTGTATGTCCAGGCAAGTCAAATCAAATCACAGAAGCCCGGAGGATACCTCCGGGCTTAACCCTATCTTGGGGATTGACAAACAACCCCATTGCCGGTATAACCTTCTACAGTAGGGGTTGCCGAAATGGCTATGAAAACCTACCCGATGGAGATTGGTCTTCTTTACGAGGATGGCAGCCTATGTGGTTACTACAGCCAGGGCCATCACGACCCGGAGATGTTTGTGGAGGCGGTCTGGCTGAGTGATGACCGAGAGATCGACGTATCCGAGGTGAAGCACGACTTCCGACGATGGGAGATTTGCTATGGGCCGGATGAGTGGGTGCGCTGCTTGAACACCCCCAGGGATGGTACCACTCGCAGAGGAGTATTTCCAGTGACTATAGTCGAATGGTACTGATATGAACAACGATGAGGCTAACGCCTTTATGGACGCACGCCGAAACGAGCAGCAGTGCCTTATGTTGGACACCTGGGACACCAAGGATGGCGAGAAGAGATTCAATATCTCCTACTGGGCCTGGTCCGAAAAGGGCAAGAAGTTCCGCATCCACGTGCTAGCCCCAACCCTGGAGATGGCTGCCACCCTGGCTTTGGAAAAAGAGAATAGATTTCGAGATAGCAACAAAATGATTGTCGTGACGAAATGAAACAATGCGAGATTTGCGGGGCCTTGATTGAGACTAGGAGACAGAAGGCACAGAAGTGCCTTCTGTCTTGGTGCTCGGCTGGATGCTGGAGAAGAACCATTTGGGCTGGCTGGAAATGACCAAGGAGAACACAAGTGAGCTGGGATATCTACCTAGATATCGACACAGGAGGACCTAAACCCGCACAGGTGTGCGAGGTTGGGAATATGACGTGGAACGTTGACCCGATGTATGTGAGGGCAATGGGGATTTCACTATCTGAACTAGACGGTCGAATTGCAGGAGATGTGATGGCACACCTTCGAACCGGACTAACGAATATGGAGGACTGCCCTGACATATACAAGGAAATGAATCCTCCTAACGGGTGGGGAGATTACCACAGCGCTTTGAAATACCTTCAGGAGATCACCCATGCATGTGCGCAGCATCCTCGTGCAACGATCAGGGTATGTTAGATGACCGGATACCCTGACTGGGTTAATCTAGCTCGATGGGCTGTCACGAAATACACCAAGAACCGAAAGGACGCCGAGGACATCAATCAGGAGGCCATACTTGGGGCTCTGAAGTCTATTCGTAAGCAGGAAGCGGGCGGTATCGGAACCTGCTCTCGAAACCAAGCGGTTGTCAAAGGGGCCAGGTGGGCTGCTGCCGAATATCTACGTCAAGGTTTCTACAAGCGTTGTATTCCAGAGGATAAGGTTGTCGGGTATGACGAGATAGGTTATGATCCACCAGGTGAATCGTTCGAGGATGAGGTGATAGACAAGGTTTTGAATGAATACATCAGGAATCTTGTTAACACCATCCTGCCTGCAGATCAGAGAGAGGTGATTGAGCGAACATACTGGAATGGGCAAATAGAAACCGAGGTGGCTTCTGCGATGGGATACTCGGTCAACTGGATAAGAGTGCTTAAGCGCAGAGCAAAGGATCGGCTGGCTATGGTTTTGGATCTTGACCAACAAGTCTCGGATAGGTAGACTAGAGGAATGGAGATAGACATGCATAGATCATTTGATTTTAGAAAACTACAGGGAGAGGTTGATGAGTGGTCCCTGCGTGTTTGTCGAGAGTGCCATAGGGCTAGGGAAAATAATCGAAGGAACCACCAATGACTATCAGAACAGATCGGCCCAAGATTTTTCTAACACCTTCTATTGTGGCAATCCTAAAGACTAGGGTCGCAAAGCCTACATCAAGAATGTCTAATTTGATTAGTCTATGCGACCGGTCAACTGAACCTACGTGGGATATTGGCATCATAAACCACTGCTTGGCATATGTGGTTACTGGGAACCCGAAGTATTCGGCTAATGCATACAATCTGATGAGCCAAAGTATGGCTTCCGGTATCGGTCAGGTGACAGGTGACAGTGGCTACCAGGCCAGGAACCTGTTCCCTGCTGCCTCGGTGGTTCTAGATTGGTGCTACCCGGCCCTGACCGCCGCCCAGAGAACAGCACTGGTCGCCAGTATCGAGATGTGTGCTGATTGGATCTATCCACGCACCAATCCTTCGAGAGTAGGCCAGTGGGGAGTTGAACAGTATGGGAACAATTACCACGCTGGATTTCAATACACCTGGACGGCGGGCCTAGCTCTGTATGGAGATAGCGCCAAGGCGCAGGGATACATTGACGAAGGGTTGAGACGGTGGAACAGTGATGTACTGCCCTACCTGAACACCACGGCGGCAGGAGGAGCACTTTTGGAGGGTACTAGCTACTCCGTAGACTATCTAGGGATGACAATGCTTCAACTGTTAGCCCATTCAACAGCTACGGACACTGACCTGCTAACGCCTCAACTTGCTACTGGGTGGTGTAGTGATGCGATCCGTTGGTTAGCTCACATGACCGCACCGACCATGGACCGTTTAGCCCCAATCGGTGACCAGACAAAAAATTCTGGAGGAGCGCTTCAAGACGCAGCAAGACTACCTATGTTGATCGCTGCATCGAAGGGTAACCTGGATGCCAAGGCGTGGCTAGATAACACCATTCCCCCTATCAGCCAGCAGCGACTAAACGCCTGGATTGAGACGCTGTTATACCCGGAGACACTGTAATGAGCCTTTCCCTGGATTTCTACGCCCCTGGCGCTGGCCTGATCTCCTCTCGAACCGATTGGAGCAAGACATCCACACAGCTTATCTTCAACGCAGGCCCTACTGAGGAGAGCCACGAAGATAGGGCGCAAGGGGAGTTCCTACTATTCAGAAGCGATTGGCTCTGCGCCGAAGCAAAGCTGGCTTCACACAGCGGGATTGCAGGCGATTGCTCGGACCATTGTTGTGTGAGCTTCGGTGGCCAGGCCCAAACGTGGACGCAAGATGGGGTGAAGATCCTAGCAAGCGAATTCACGCCCGCCTACACATTCCTGTCAGCCAACTTGTCCCCTGCTTACGTAGGGCAATGCACCTCATACCAGAGGTCTTTGTTCTTCCTTAAGGGGGCGGCGTCCCAATACCTGCTAGTGAAGGACGAATGGGCAGGAAATACGCAACCGGCTGTCTTCCATTTACAAACTCTAGTTCAGCCGGCGATTGGCATTCTATCCTTCGCAGCGGTATATCCCGGAGCAACGCTATTCGGGGTCAATCTCAACATGCCAGACTGGACAAAGACCTCTGTTAGCAAGAGCGTGGATCAGGTTACGCCATCCTGGAGATTGGACTTGCCAGATGGAGGTGCGAATGAGTTCTGTGTGGCGCTAGAGGCGTCTCCGGCTGCAGCAAGTGGAACCTTAAAAAGTGTAGTGGCCACACCAGGTCTTCGGGGTGTAGGTCTGGGCTCCGACTTCGCAGCGTGGCTCACCGGACCAGGGCCGTGGAAGTATGTATCGCCTGTTCCTGGCAAGCACTACTTGCTCGGGCTTAAGCCGAACACTTCATACACTGTTGATATAGGGGGAAGTCTCAACATGACTAGTAGCAGCGCTGGTGTTCTAGTCATATCGGTAGGAACCGATTCTCGGCCTATTATAGTCACTGAAGGCTCGGTGGTGCCGCCGCAACCTCCTACTGCTACAGGGAGAACCTTCCAGATTACCGTTCCCTCGGATGGAAGCGCCGCAACTATAAAGGAAATACCCTCGATATAGAAACTCCTGGGGCTAGGCGCCCACCCATGAGTAAACGCCTAGCCCCACTGCCGCTCCATTAGCAACAGCGACAATACCTGCCTGATTTGGAGCCACTCCAAGAAATGTAGTCCTGCCCTCGACAAGAACATCTAGCCAGTTAATTCCATCGTGAGATACGGAATAGGTTCTGTTAGTAGTCCCGTCGTCGTGTATCTTAAACCAATTAAACTGCTTTCCAAACATAGTTTTAAGTAAGGGGTTGGATACCCTCGTGTTTGCATCTGACCATTGGGTAACATTTAAATTCAAGGTGCTACTGAATACACTCTGCTCAAATGTTATTATTTTACCTCCAGCACTATCTCTCAATGCCAACCCGCCTGCGGTAAATGTAGCGGATATAAGCCACGTCTCCAGGTGGGTAATCCAAGTGTAAGCCCCAGACGCCAACGTCTTAACCCAGAATTGACCGTGAGACGCTGAAATGTCAGGCGCATTAAGGAACCTACTTCCTGCATTGTCTACCAGTGTTGCTGTAGTAACATTTACGGACGTTAAGGACGCCGCCAACGGAGGAGTTGTAAGTTCATTCAATCGACCCCATGGCAGCCACGCAGATCCCGACCAACGTGCTACTGATATGCCATTGGTGTAGAAATCTAGGTCTCCGGTGGTTGGAGATCCAGGCTCACTTCCGTATGCCGTGGCGCTGGTTATATTTCCGCCACTACTGGCCGTAGTCCACGAGGGGTTCGCAGCCGCTCCTTGTGTGGTAAGAACTTGACCTGCCGTTCCGTGGCCCAAGTTGTTCCACGTAGTAGCCCCTCTAAATAACACATCTCCCTGTGCGGTTCCTGATAGGCTAACGTCAGTCAGCGTGGCGAGACTGTCCGTATCTGCTGGCAAAGAAGCCCACGTTGGGTTAGCCGCCGCCCCCTGTGTCTCCAGGAACTGACCTGCCGTCCCATGACCAAGGTTATTCCACTGTGTCGCCCCCCGATAGAGCAAATCGCCTTGAGCCACTCCAGCTAGAGATACATCTCCTAGCCCTGCTAGTGTCCCTGATGACGAGGGAGTCCAGGTGGGATTAGCCCCAGGACCTCCAGTTGTAAGGACAAACCCTGCGGTTCCTGCGGGGAGGTTATCCCAAAATGATGCGCCGCGATACAGAACGTCCCCTTGTGCGGTTCCTGATAGGGATACGTCAGACAGAGACGCTAGGCTGCCACCACCGCCAGCAGCAACCCACGAGGCTGACGCACCGGGACCGTTAGAGGACAGAACCTGACCGGCTGTTCCAGCACTGCCGTTGGCATCTATCTCGCCATTGGCCTTTACATCGAAGAAAGCCCCGGTCTTAATCTCCCCTGCGGTGAGAAGGCCAGTAACCGTGAGTGGTCCGCTGATGGTGGAGGTGTTGACGTAGGCAGTTCCGTTGAAAGCGATCAGTTGGCCTAGGGTGGGGGCTGTAAGAGTGAGGGGGGTTCCCTGTAGCTTGCCAACCGTGTTGCTGACAGCAGGGCCGGTCACGTCCCCACCCAGCATAGGTGATCCACCACCGCCGCCGCCAGAACCGCCTCCTCCACCGCCACTGCCGCCAGAGATGTTGATTACCTGACCAGCACTGGCAGCAGCGTTTCTTCCGAAGGTAGTGCTGGCAGCGGTAGGGACGACCCCGCTAATGCGTGTCAGGGAGTCCTCTAGGTGCCTGACACGGGACTCGTCTGCCGGGTGAGGCATATCCCTGACCCGGCGTGGCTTGAATAGCATAGGGGTTAGAGGCTTAACGTTCCGGTGAAGTTGAGCATCCCCGCAGGAACGGTTGTGATCGTAGCTGCAACAGCGTCAACAGTCAGGAACTGGCTGGCAATGTATTGCAACATAGCTGCCTGAGTTGAGAAATTATTCAGGTCAGCAGCGCTGAAAACAGCCTGATGATGCTTTCCAGCTACTGTCGCATCAACAGTAACCAGTCCGCCATTTGCGTTTCTATAACCCCCATTGACTACCACCGTGACAGCCATTTCAGTTTCCTTGTCCTTTCATTGGATTAGGGAAAGTTCCCCTGTAACTATTATACCACCTCAGCCCGAGTGGCGATTGTGCAAAAGAGGAATGTAAGTTAGTGTCAAAAGCTCGAACTCCGGCCTGTTGAATACACTCCCCGATATTGATAGCTGTCCAGCTCGGCCTAGAAGATCTCTATCCAGCCTTTGAGATAGTTCCAGCTGCACCCCTGGTAAGTAATTGGGTTGTGAGTTCTGAACATTGGGGTTAAACCCCAATAGGTTTAGGGCGTAACTATGGGATGTAGGAGGATACTCACTACGAGCCGTATTAGCCGAAAGGGTGACGTTATCAGTTGTAGCCGCTAGGCGGATCTTAACATTTGTAAGCAAGCTCTCATCGAGGTGCCTGAACCAGATCTGGTGTACGATTACGAGCGCGTAGGCCGGCGTCGAGAAGTTGATCTGGATAGGAGCCGACCCATCCAGGTTCCCACTCTCCGCCTGGTAGACTACGCCACTCGCGTCTAGTTGATAGAGACCGGCGATGCTCTTGAGAGGCACGTCTGTTGCGAATGCACCACAGAAGTTTTGAGACACTCCCTCCCCCATCGGATTGTAGGTGCAAGGCTCCCAAGCATCCAGGTCAATATTGTAGTCAAGCCTCTGGTCGCCACCATTAGCCCCTGCCGTGGCGCTGGCGAAGTAGAGGCAGTAGTATCGACCCTCCAGCCTTCGGTGAGTGGTGGCAAACCACTGGTTCCACTTGGAGGCCGGGGCCGATGTCAGCCTGGGGCTACAGCGCAGCCAGGAGATGTCCTGCGGATCGCTAGACCCATCCCAAGCCATTACCTTGGGGCCTGGTGCTACCCAGTAAAGGATGCCATTAATCTCCTTGACAGTATCTCCTCCGTTCTGCAAGCATCCAACAGCAGCAGTCTTCTGAACAGACGTAGGACCCCACTCCGTCTGCGAGTGAGCGGTGCAGCGGTAGATGTTGTTCCTGGTGATGATGGTTGCCCACCCCTGGAAGAACCCACCCCACTCTATCTCCTCATCTTGAGCTACGTCTCGGAAGATGTCGAAATTCCAGCCCATAGTGGGGCTTCCCCTGGTAAGAGGGTCAACTCCCGAGGTGAACGTCTCGTAATCCTTTGGTCTAAATGGTGTAGCAAGGTTACTGACAGCAATGCCATTAGGGTGGCCCGCGTAGTTGAAGAGCCACAACCTGCCTTCTGGGGAACGTTGAACATATCTTGCTCCTGCAGGAGGGGCACTCCTGGAACTCTCCGAGGTCAATAGGGGGACATCCAGCGTATTCAGCAACTGAATGGTCTCGTTAGGCGTATTGTCTACGTAGCAGGCTCTTACAGAAACTCCGCTGGAGTGGCTGAACTGGAAACCGTCAGGGTTATTTGTAGTGGTCGCGTAGTTCAGTCCTCCCGTCAGAGTGACTGTATTCCCTGATATGTTTCTAATCTGAAGGGCTTCCTGCTTTCCAGTAGCCCCAGGTTCGAATACCAACCAGTTGCCTACAGCTAGACCAACAACCGAAGTTAACCCTGTCGATGTATCTCCTACCGCTGAAGCCCCTACCGTTGTCGAGGAATAGTTAGGTACGGAGTCCACGAACAACCACAGCGGTAGACCGTTACTGTCGAGAGTGAGTGATGGCACACCACCGTTACGGTAGATGCGGATGGTCGTGACGGTGGAATCTGCGGATATGGCAGGGATAATCAGTGCTGACTTTGAGAACGCGCCCGCCGTGGTTTGATCGAACGATATACCCTCTACGCTGAAGTCTACAGGTTGACCATTGTTGGTGATTGCCGAAGGGGCGCTCTCCCTCACTCCGTTGCTGTCGTAGTAGGTGTAAACCCATCGATAAGGCCCTTCCAAGGTTCCGGGGAGATAGACTGATGACATCCAGTCAGAACCACCGCCCTGCGTGTTCTGAACCAACACCCTCATAAAGTTAAGCGCGTTCAAGTCTCCTATAGGAACGAAGAATGGATACCAAACATTCACGTTCTCTGCATCCGAGAACATCGAAACGCTGTAGTCAGTGGGAGTGTTTACCCCATACTGGAACTGCATCCTCACCTTTTGCGTGATCGCGTTCTGATCCTGCTTCACCCAAAAGGCAATACTGTGTGAGATACCTCCAACGTATGTTCCCCATTGAGACGGAAATAAGAAATCGGTACTGTTGACGTAGTGGCCCAGTGCAGCCGCGTTCACATCGTTCAGGTGGCTTGATACACTGCCGTCAGGAGGAGGGTTGGATGTAGTATCTACAAGCTGGTTGAAGTTACCAGCACTGTCAGCGCCCCACGCCGTGTTGTAGTTCTCCATGATGCCAAATGGACGAGGAATGACAACTGGAGAAGCAGCAGGTGCTGTAGGCAAAGACAGTGAGATAAGATGGTTAGGCGAGTTAGTTGGTGAATACTTGTGCAGAGTATTCTGCCTATCGGTGAGGTAGAACTGATCTGCCAGCGTAGTGCCCTGGAAGTAGGGCTGTGCCGTGCCTCCTAGGCCCGTTCCACCACTCGCTGCCACCCACCCAGTATCAGTCCCCACCTTGATCTCATACAGGACTGCCGTAGCGCCTGGACCCATCGCAGAGAGCCAGGTGAACGAGCCGTCACTCTTGTAAAGGAAATCAAGGAACCTTGGTGGTATCGTTCCCGGCAACGCCCCGAACTGTGCCGTCTCTCCAAGTCGGGTGAGCCACGTCTTTCGAGATACCCGAATGTTACTAAGAACCGGTGCCTTGTCCTCGGGGAAGTCTACGCTTCCAGGGTCAGTGCCTTCAAGCAATCCACCAATGGGGGCCTCAATGAGACGCTCCTGCCGGATAGCGCCGTCGCTGGCGATCGAGGGGATTCCCGAAGCTGCGTAGTCTCCACGAGTCGGCAAGGTGGGTAATCTCCTCTACTCTATTTCTAACAGCCATCCAGAAAACTATTTTCAGGCGTGAGTACTGTAATCCGAGATTGCAGGTGTCCTAGTACTTATAAATACCTGCAAGGCCCTGGTCCATAGCGTTAGCTGGGACCCCCAACTAGCCCCTCGGCGAGAGGCTGTTGTCCTCCGGACGCCCTCCGGGGGTCGAAGCGCTCCGCTTTCCAGTATGGGCAAAGTCTACAGGAAAGGCTGCTCTTGACCTAGCTTTATATAAAATCCTCTGCCGAGGCTCCGCCGAGGGTACCCTTCGAAGAAGGGCAGAGACCACGCCCTTGATCTAGGCCTAGATCTTCCATCCACCTCCGTGCCCCTGTGAGATATCCTCATCAACGCTTATCCCACAAACTGTAGATCCCACCGTCTGCTTGAGGTTCCAGTCAGCGAAGGTGTGGCTCCCGGCCCAGCCCGTAGACATAGACAACCAAGCATAGCTACCTGGGATGCTCTTCTTGATGTGACTGCAGACCAGACCTGATCCATACACCCCGATTGGATGTGCGTTGCCCGTCTTCGCAAAGGCCGCGACTACACCCGTGAAGTAGTCCGTGATTACACCCAATACCTCGGCTTGACTGGCATCATGATCGACCGCGAAGTAGATCGGGCTACCTGCCGACTGGCCAACGAATAACGCATTTTTAATTGCAAACATCCCGTCTTCCAGCCCCTTGGCGTGAGAGAAGTAGGCAGCGCTAGTGGGGCTGCCATTCTCAACTATGGTAACTACATAGAGCCCCGCTGCAGACAGCGCCATAGCCTCGGCCTTGCTAAGACACGAGGGGCTCGATTTGTAGTATCTTGCCACCCATCTGTAGCCCGAATCAAATATGCACTTGGCGTGGTTAGAAAGGTCTTGGTTCGCATCGCACCCTCGGATCATTTATTTTCCTTATACTTGACTGGTGCAGGATACGCACATGTGGCCTATCGTTACCCACTTATTACATCTAGAACAAAATGCCCAATTTAAACCAGAAACAGGAAGAGGATTAGACTGGCTTGGCATAACATTACACTTCGGATGCTCCAGACGATCCAACCTATCCTCCAACTCTTTTAGCCTTTTCCCAATGTCTTCTGTCATTTGGTCGCCACTGTCCTTTTCGGTCTTGGCCCAATGATAAGAGCCGAGTCAAACCACCTCATTCTATCCATCACGTCAGACCCATAGGATTTCCCAGTAGTCCACTCATCCACATCTCCAGCAGCGTGACCACGAGCTGCACCACCGAACCCCGCGTTGTAGCTGGCAGCAGTGAACTTGAGACGAGCCCAGTCATCTGCGATGTCAGGGTAGCGCCTGATGCACTCGGAAAGATCAGCAGCCAGCATAGCGCACCCATACGCGATGAGCAGATCAGGGTCAGACTTCCAGGTCCGGTGCGCTTGTGCCAGCCTCGCTATCTCGTGCTGAATGTCTATCTGCATCACCCCGGTTCCGTGATACACGCCGCCACGGAAGCCCCCGAGGATGTTATCGCAGTTAGTCTCCCTACTAGCGATGGCACAGACAAACCCCAGGTCAAGCCCATGCTTCTTCGCAGAGACCTCCATCGGGACATAGCAGCCCTGATCCTGCAACCTGGCTATCTGCTCCTGTGCGTCTCGGAGCTTCATTCTGACCCTTGGCCTGTATTGGATATCGTTACTGGCAATGGATCTGGCGCTGTAACGGGCATTGGAGTGGACGCTGCGGGCATGGCAGAGATCAGCAGATTAGTCTTCTGGTCGGCCAACACGACAGCAGCCTTCAACTCTGCCGCAGCGGTTCCAGTAGCCATGCCCTCGTTCACTCCCGCAGAGTGGCTGGCGCTCTTTGTCATGTCCAACAACTCCTGCATGCGGCCGTCGATAGATAAGTGAAGCTCTTGAACCTGACCTGACACCTGCTGAACTTTACTTGATGCATCAATCGCCTTTAAGAAAGCCAACAGTGCAGCAATAAAAGTAGCCAGTGACGTTAGTATAGAGGTCAAGTGGTCTATCGTCACAGAAGCACCACCGCCGCAGAGACTAGGCAGAATAGCATCTCCTCGGTTCCCGTTACCTTGCCCATCCACCCAGCGATAATCGCAAGAATGAATGCCACTAGAGCTACAATCTTCCCTACCCAAAATGGCTGGAATGACATTTCGGTCTCCTTTTACAATATTCACCTATTACGGCCGGTCCAATACCAGCCGCCACCTCCGAACAATAATAGCGCCAATATGATGATGAGGATGGTTTCCATTTCTTTCTCCTTTACAGGTCACCCCGCTGCCGAGATTATCTGCGGCGGGCCACCACTACTACTAGGTTGTGTGCTGCTTCCACTAGGCCCTGACTGAACAGCCCCCATATCCAACGATCCAACGGTTGCTGTAATTCCAGGGAATGGGCCTGGAGCGCCTTTGCCCCGGACGGCCGCACCGCCACCGGCTGTATTGTTCAGTCCGAAGTTGGCGGTTCCCCCGCTCGTCGGGCCTACGTAGGGAGAGGCGGAAAGAATGACATCCTTCGGGTTGAGGTAGGGGTTCACCTGCCCGGCGCCGGTGGCGTCCGAGTTCATATGGTTGCGCGTACCGCCGGTGTTCGCGGACGCGCCACCGCCATAAGCGTTCCCGTCATAAGCGAAATCGGAAGGCCAGTTCCCGCTGGTCATCGTAATACCGAACCCGCCGTTGTTGGTCAACAGGTTGTTTTTAACTAGGTCGCCTAGCATGTTGCCGCCCGACCCCTTGATCCCGTCGCCACCGTTACCGTGGCAGGTATTGTTATGGATCGAGTTTCCGGTCCCCGTAAAACGGATGCCGTCGGAGGAAGCCCCGGTGTTATTCGTCACCAGGTTGAACGAGGCGCCGGTGTTGTTGTTCAGGTTGATGCCAGGGCAGGCGTTATCATGCACATAACAGCAGGTCACGTAGTTAGACACGCTGGCGGCCATGTTGATGCCGGCGGTGGCGCCCGATCCGCCGCCTGTCGCCTCGCACTCGACAATCGCATCGTTTCCACCCGTGACGTTGAACCCAAGAGTGGTAAAGTTAGCTGCCTTGCAGCGGCGGGTCATCGAGTGAGTTCCTACGGAGAAAGCGGTCGAAGTGCCGAACGAACCGCAGTCTACATCCAGGTTCTCTACCCAGATACCCACCCCGGACATATTAATGACGGTGATACCGGTGTTCGCGGTCAGGGTCAGGGTGGCATGGCCGCTGTCATTCCTGACCGCCCCATAGCCGATCACTCGCACGGCCCATCCCGTCGCGGAGCTTGGGGTCGAAGATTGGGCAAAGGCGATGGAGGCGGTGGTGGTGAATGCGCCATTGCAATAAATCTTATTGGAGGCCACAGCCACCGGAGCGACTGCCGTCAGCGTAGCTAGAGCGCCGCCCACCGAACCAGTCCCCGCAACACCTGCCGCTGACGTAGGAGCCCGGTCTAGGGTCACGGTGTTCGTGTTGGTTACCACCGTGATCTCGTAGAACCCGGCCGTAAAATTTGTTCCAGAAACGATGTGGATCAGGTTTCCAACCATAGCGGCGGTGAACCCGCCAGTAACAGAGGTAAGGGTGGTGACAACGCCGGTGGTGGCCAGATCAGTGAGGGTCAACTGGGCCGCGTTCTGCTGCGAATAATCCGTGACTACAGTAAGCGCGTTGATCCCGCCGCCATTGTTGTCATTACCAGGGCCAATACCCCCAGTACCCCTAGTCTCCCACACTGTGCTTGGCGAAAGCGCCATCTAGTTCACCTTATCCAAGGAAACTGTCAACTCAGAACTTAGCACCACCGTTAACCGCAGCGCCCTTCACCTGGTTCAGCACCGCATTGGAAGTCGCCTCATAA